AATCATACATATGCATCACAAGATATGTTTGACCCTGATGATAAGATTTCAGGTGGTCAAGGTTTCATCTATGCTTCAAGTATTGTTGTAGCAATGAAGAAATTAAAACTAAAAGTTGATGAAGACGGTGTAAAAACATCTAAAGTACATGGCATTAGAGCGGCATGTAAAGTAATGAAAACTAGATACTCAAAACCATTTGAAGGAGTACAAGTAGAAATTCCTTATAAAACAGGAATGAGTCCTTATAGTGGTCTAGTAGATTTCTTTGAAGCAAAAGGAATCTTAGTTAAGTCAGGCAATAAGTTGGCTTACACAACTAAGTCAGGTGATATTATGTCAGAATTCAGAAAGAATTGGACAGATGAAAAACTTGAAGTAGTAATGAACGAGTGGAATCATAGAGATTTTGATGATGAATCAGAAGAACTTGAAGTTCCAGAAGATAATAAAGTAGAAGTAACTGAGGAAGTATAATGAGTAAATATTTTTCGACTAAACGCTATGGGCATAACATTGGACTAAGTGCAGTGTTTAGACAACCTTTAGCACACTCACATTGTAAATTACTGCACGGATATAGTTTAGCTTTTAAATTCACATTTGGTTGTGATGAATTAGATGAACGTAATTGGGTAGTTGATTTTGGTGGACTTAAACCTCTGAAAGCATGGCTTGAAGATACGTTTGACCACAAAGTTGTAATTGATGTAAATGATTCTAAAAAAGATGATTTACTATTACTTGAGACTAAAGGTCTAGCAAGTGTTGTACAACTAGATGGTGTGGGGGTTGAAAAATTCTCAGAACACGCATGGCGTTTTGCTGATAAACTTGTCAGAGAAATGTCAGATAATAGGTGTTACTGTGTTAGTGCCGAATGTGCAGAGCATGGCGCTAACTCAGCCATCTATGAGGTGTAGTGTGTAATGGCGACAGTTGAGTTAGAAACAGTATTTGAGTTATGGGATAAGGTAAAAGGTTTTATTCCAGCAAAAGATAAATTAGAAGCGGCAGAAACATTTGTAAAAGTTTGTGATGATAGTGGTATCGAACAACATGAGATAGATGAATATGCCGAAAACGACAAGATACTTGAAACGGCAGTAGATAGATATTTTGATGAGTTTGAGGAAGAAGAGGAAGACTGGTAATGGAAAATTGGTATAATAAGGTAGTTAAGGATTGGGGTAAAATTCCTGATTGTGTTGACTATTTTACCAATGAAGTAGCAGAAGCAAGGAAAGAAGTTAGAATATATGGTAACGTAGAAAAGAATGCTACAAATTTACCATCATATGTAGAATTGCGTTTTGCTCAATTACAAGAATTAGAAGCTATCCTAGAACACTTAAATATACAACTTAGAAAGAAACGTAGTGAGTATTTAAGAAAATATTTAGAAAACTATAACAAGGCACTTAGTTCACGTGATGCAGAAAAGTATGCAGACGGTGAGGCAGAGATTGTAGCTATAAGTGAATTAATCAATCAAGTAGCATACACTCGTAATCAGTATTTAGGTATAACGAAAGGTTTTGAAATAAAACACTTTCAATTAACAAATATAATTAAGTTACGAGTAGCAGGAATGGAAGACGCGGAAATAAACAACAGACATTAATAAACATTGGGAATGAGTAAATACATTACCAGCAAGAGAGACAGACATGAGCGAAATAAAAGTAATTAAAAGAGACGGCACTCCAGAGCCATTGGACCTGGAAAAAATGCACAAAGTTGTGATGTTTGCATGTAAAGACATTGCAAATGTCAGTGCAAGTGAAGTGGAACTAAAATCACATATTCAATTTTACGATGGTATAAGAAGTGAAGAAGTACAAGAAACACTAATTAAAGCCGCCGCTGATTTAATTTCAGAAGAAACACCTAATTATCAATGGGTTGCTGGTAATCTAGTAAATTACCATTTGAGAAAAATGGTGTATGACAGTTTTGACCCATGGCATATTAGAGATATTATCAAACTTAATACTAAAAATGGTTTTTATGATCCGGCATTACTTAAGGATTACTCAAAAAAAGAATGGGATGAAATTAATAGTTTTATCAAACATGATAGAGATTTTAATATTGCATATGTTGGTATGGAACAATTTCGTGGAAAATATTTAGTACAAAATCGGGTAACTAATAAACATTTTGAAACACCACAAGTTGCATATGTTCTGATTGCCGCATCTTTATTTGGCAATTATCCAAAAGAAACAAGATTGAAATATGTCAAAGAATACTATGATGGAATTAGTAATTTTGACATATCTCTACCTACACCTGTTATGGCTGGCGTAAGAACCCCACAAAGACAGTTTTCATCCTGTGTTTTGATTGAGACAGACGACTCACTTGATTCTATAAATGCTACCTCAAGTTCAGTAGTCAAATATGTTTCTCAAAAAGCAGGCATCGGTATTGGTGCTGGTAGCATACGTGCTATCAATTCACCGATACGTAATGGTGATGCAAGTCATACAGGTGTTATTCCTTTTTATAAACTATTTCAGGCAAGTGTAAAATCATGTTCACAAGGTGGTGTGCGTGGTGGAGCCGCAACTTTATATTATCCAATTTGGCATTTAGAAGCAGAAGACTTATTAGTTCTAAAAAACAATAAAGGCACGGAAGATAATCGTGTTAGACATATGGATTATGGCGTACAGTTTAATAAACTTATGTATGAGCGTCTTTTGTCAGGTGGTAACATTTCGTTATTTTCACCTTCTGATGTTCCGGGTTTATATGATGCATTCTTTAGTGACCAAGATAAATTTAAAGAATTATATGAACGAGCGGAACGTAATACAAGATTACGTAAGAAATCTATTCCAGCTATTGACTTATTCTCTATGTTTATGAACGAGAGAAAGAACACAGGTCGTATATATTTAATGAATGTTGACCATGCAAATGACCACAGTGCATTTGTTACAAAAGATGCACCAATTAGACAGTCAAACTTATGTTGTGAAATTAACTTACCCACAAAACCTTTAAAACATATGCACGATGAGGAGGGCGAGATTGCTCTTTGTACTCTTAGTGCGATTAATTGGGGCAATATTAAAGCACCAGAAGACTTTGCAAAACCATGTGAACTAGCAGTACGTGGACTAGATGCTCTATTAGATTATCAGAGATATCCTGTTTTAGCGGCTGAGATTTCAACTAATAATAGAAGACCTCTTGGTGTTGGTATTATTAACTTTGCTTATTGGTTAGCTAAGAATGATACATCTTATACTAATCCTAATTTAAAATTAGTTGATGAATGGGCAGAGGCTTGGTCATATTATCTTATTAAATCATCAAATATCTTAGCACAAGAAAAAGGTGCATGTCCATTATCTAACGAGACAAAGTATGGTAACGGACTTTTACCAATAGATACATATAAACCTGAGGTTGATGAATTAGTTAAAAGAAAATATACCCAAGATTGGACTTCACTAAGAAAAGATTTAAAAGAACATGGTATTCGTAATTCAACTCTAATGGCACTTATGCCGGCTGAAACATCAGCACAAATATCGAATTCAACCAATGGTATTGAACCACCAAGAAGTTATGTAAGTATTAAACAATCAAAACATGGTGTGTTAAAGCAAGTCGTACCTGGTATTCATAAGCTAAAGAACAAGTACGAACTACTATGGGACCAACAATCTCCTGAAGGATATTTGAAAATTATGGCAGTATTACAGAAGTATATCGACCAAGGTATATCAGTTAACACTTCATATAACCCTATATTCTTTGATGATGAAAAGATCCCAATGTCAGTAATGCTACAACATCTTATTATGTTTTACAAATACGGTGGTAAGCAACTTTATTACTTTAATACATTTGACGGACAAGGTGAAATTGATGTAAGCAAAGATATTCCAGATGATTTGAAAGAAAGGGATGAGTTTGACAGCGATTTAGAATATGAGGAATATTGTGATAGTTGTGCCATCTAAACAAAAGAAAAAAGATAAATATCAGATTAAAAGCAAAGAAAGTAGAGAGATATAAATGTCAGTATTCAATTCAGAAAACAAANNAGACCATACAAAAGCATTAGCTTTTTTAGACCCATCAGGCGGAGTAGCAATTCAACGTTTTGATATGTTAAAATATAAACAGTTTGACAAACTTACTGACAAACAATTAGGGTTCTTTTGGCGTCCAGAAGAAGTAGATGTGACTAAAGATAGCAATGACTTTAAAAACTTAACAGAACATGAACGTCATATCTTTACGTCAAATTTAAAGAGACAGATTCTTTTAGATTCTGTACAAGGTCGTGCACCAGTAGAAGCATTTGGACCATTAGTGTCTATTCCAGAATTAGAAGCATGGATACAAACTTGGACATTTAGTGAAACAATTCATTCACGTTCATATACACATATCATTCGTAATGTCTATTCAGACCCATCAAAAGTATTTGATGAAATGATGGATATTAATGAAATCATGGATTGTGCAGATGATATTTCTAAAAATTATGATGAACTAATTGAAATGACAGGTTTTTATAACTTGTTAGGTGAAGGCAAGCATACAGTCAATAGCAAGAAAATAGATATTAGTAAGTATGAAATTAAAAAATCTCTATATAAAACACTTATGAGTGTTAACATTTTAGAAGGTGTTCGTTTCTATGTGTCATTTGCATGTAGTTGGGCATTCGCTGAATTAAAGAAAATGGAAGGCAATGCTAAAATCATTAAGCTGATTGCACGTGATGAAAATTTACACTTAGCAAGTACACAAACACTTCTAAAACTTCTACCAAAAGATGACCCAGATTTTATTAAAATTGCAAAAGAAACAGAAAAAGAATGTATTCAAATGTTTGTTGATGCAGTAGAACAAGAAAAAGAATGGGCAGAATATCTTTTCAAAGACGGTTCAATGATTGGTCTAAACGCAAAATTGTTAGATGATTACATTGAGTGGATTTGTTGTAAACGTATGACCGCAGTTGGATTAAAATGTCCATACAAAACGTCACAAGCTAACCCGTTACCTTGGACACAAAAGTGGATTGCAGGTGCAGACGTACAAGTTGCACCACAAGAAACAGAAATTTCATCTTATGTTATTGGCGGCGTTAAGCAAGACGTTGACAAAGAAACATTTGGTGGCATGTCGCTCTAGTGATTGATACAAATTCAATAGGTGATATTGTATATGATGTCGAAGACCATGTAGCAATAACACCGAATACTAATGCTGATTATTGCTTAGTACCAAAGGTTGTAGAACAAAACGTTATCTTAAAACTACAAAAGATAATGATGGATATTGGCAACCATAATGTTGAAAAAGATAACTGTCAAAGTTATGAAGTGACAATGAGATTTATAAACAATCATCCTGTAGTGGAAATGTTTCTTAACAAAGAGGACTAAATGACTGAATTTACGGAAGAATGGATTAGACTTAATAATTTTAAATTTGCTATGACTAATGAAGTAGCAAGATTACCAGAAACTGAACTAGATAGAAAGCTAATAGACAGACAATTACCACCATTTATACAGAATTCTTATCCAGATAAGAAAGATATCAATATACTTGATATTGGTTGTAACGAAGGTTATGCTATGGAAAAATTTTCCGAGTTGGGGTATACCAACGTTCAGGGAATTACTATTGAAAAAGAAGAATGGGATAAGTGTAAAGCAAAAGACTTAACAGTACATCTTATGGATTATAACTTTAATCAGGTTATGAACAACTATTTTCATATGGTATGGATGCGACAATCATTGCAGTTTTCTCATATGCCTTTTTATACTATGTTAGAACTCAATAGAATTATGAAAATCAATGGTTGGGCTTATATAGAGGTACCTCATTCAGCAAATCAACACAAATATTATGCTACATTGCACCCAGATAACTATAGATTGTTTATGATTCGTGCAGGATTTGAAGTCGTACAATATGATTCGTATGAACTATCTGCTGGTGATGAGAAAGAAAATCATGTATTCTTTGCATTGAATAAAAGAAGAAATGTAACATTACCTGATGCTACTTCTGAGACAACCTCAGACAAATAAGTACAAATCCCCACACAGAGCCTACAACAATAACGCCTAGAATCATTCCTATTATCACAGAATATTGGTCTAAATTGTTTACAATATTTTCCATACGTTTATTTATGTTTAAATAGTCCAGTATTTCTGCGGCTTTTTCACGCATATTTTTTCCTTGACATAACATGCAACTTATGATATTCTTATCCATAAGAAAAGGAGGTACTTTATGTTTAATTGGTTAAACCGTAAAGATACATTAACACCTAAAGGAGAAATGATGAAAACATCAAAACAAGAAAAAATAATCAATGCTTTAAAAGATGGAGAAGCGTTGACAGAAGCTACTATCAAAAATAGGTACGGAGTTGCAAATCCAAGAGCAACTATCAGTGCTTTGAGAATGAAAGGTTACGCCGTATATGCTAATAAAAGCAAACATGGTAAAACTGTATACAGATTAGGAGCTCCCCTAAGAAGGGTTGTAGCCGCTGGTTACAGAGCCTTAGCAGACGAAAAAGTGTTTGGGTAAAACATAATATAATGCCCTGGCCTGATGAAGAAGCACCCGATTGGCCCGATTGTCACATTTGTGGACAATCACTTGACGAGTGCGATTGCATCTGGCCTGGGCAAAACAACCAACCAAAGATGATTTATGACGAGAAAAATCAAAGTGAAATTCACAGACAATAAAGAGTTTACAGAAGAAAAAGAAGGTTTAGGACTTAAAAAACTATTCAAATCTATCAATCCGCCCAAGGGAACTAAAGAAATTCGACTAGAATATACTAATAGAAAAGGTACAAAAATTGATAGATGGGCAAAAATGCCGAAAAAGAAAGACTAAAAGTGTCGAAAAACTTGACAATATAGCGATTCGTGTTATTATATATACATAATCAAAAGAGAGGGACTAAATATTATGGCCTATATATCAACTAACGAAGTTAAAGAAGTAAGAAAATCATTAAAAGAAAAGTTCGGTAAGAACATCAAATTTTCAGTAACACGTGACCATTACAGTGGCATTAGAGTTTCAATTATGGAAGGTGTTATGGACTTCTATAATGATGGTGACATGGATCATACTGACAAATATAACGGTAAAGTTCATAAGTTCGACGGTTATACTCAAGTAAATCATTATCACACACATTTTTATGGTAAGTTTGCATCGTTGTTTGACGATATCAAAAGCATATGTCATACTGCTCCTGCTAATGCTGAAGGCGGTAGAGAATATTACGATAACTCAGATGCCATGATTGACTACTTTGATACTGCATTTTATGTAAGCATCAATGTTGGTAAGTGGGATAAACCTTACATTCAAAAAGCGGCATAATCCTAATGTACGTAGTAAAGATAAAAGAGACTGGCGAAATTGTAGCATATTGTTCTGACTGGAATGATGCTCGTTCATATCTTGCTAGTAGTATAATCGATAAAGTAACATACATCATTGAAGAAGAAGTGGAAAATAAGAAATGAAAAACCAAACCTTGGAAGAAGCTGTTTCTAAAAATGTCCCTGTATATTTGGTATATAAGGAAGACACTAAAGAAATTTTAGAATGGTGGCCCTTTGGTGAAGCACTAGCACAGTCCAGTGCAAAAATGCGTAATAATATGCATGGACCTGATAGTCATAATCATGCCAGTTGGAAAAAGTACGTAGTGATACGTGACCAACACAACCGGCATCTTAAAAACTTGGAAGAAATAGAACGGAGGTTGTAATGCCTGCATGTAAAGGAGATACGTATTCGGTTCCACGCCCAGTTTGTCTAACAGAGGGTTGTGATAATTTAGCACATAATACTGCATCAGCGGCTAAGCCAGTTTGGCGCAAATACTGTGGTAAGTGTCATACGATACGTAGAAAGAATTTTCAAAATTTATCATCTAATTTAACTAAAAATCAATACCCTACTTGTTGTATAAACAACTGTAGGAAAAAAGTAACACTATTGGGAACAGACCATGATGGCAATTTAAAGTTTTCTCAATACTGCGAAAGGCATGGAGGAGTCCCATATCATTTACAGTGGAGAAAACCTGCATGTGATAATATAAATGGTAAAGGATTGCTATCAGATAGAAGTCCTATTGGATTTGGTTGTACAACTTATATACATTATGATCCGCCCCTTCCTAAGGGAACAAAGTGGTTAGTAGATTATGGCTTCCCACAACCAATGTTACAAGTTGACCATATTGACGGTTGTCCATATAATGAACCAACGGATGGGTCTAATTTTCAGACTTTATGTTCTTCTTGCCATGATTACAAATCTTGGAAATCTGGTGATGGGCAAACACCAGGACGAAAAACCCTAAGAAAACAAGAGGAAATTAATGTTGTCCAAAACTTGACAATATAGCGAATCGTGTTATAGTATATACATAATGAAGATTAACACACAAAGGAGTGAAAATATGAGTGAGACCATAGTAGCACAAATCGAAAAAGGCACATACAGAAATCAGCCCGTTGAAGGTGCGTTTCCTGTAGTACAAGAACTTAAACAAGCTAAAGACGGTAGTTGGTTTATTACTGTTAATGCTGAGGACACTAAGTTTAAAAGTTCTAAAATTAGAGTTAAGGTAGACCCAGAAAACGTTCAAGTTTCTGAAGGTACTGTCGAATCAATTAACGAGTCTGATGAAGACGCAATGAATAGGATTGCAGAAAGGTTTGCAATTCTTGATGAAATGACCGAGGCAACAATCGATGGTGTTGTTAGAGGTATGGTAGTTTCAGGCCCTCCGGGTGTTGGTAAAACATTTGGTGTTGAGCAAGTACTTGAAAAAGATTCAATCTTTGATATGATGGCTGATAAGCCGTTAAGACATACTTTTGTAAAAGGTACAATGTCTGCAATTGGTCTTTACTCTACACTTTACAAATACTCAGATCCAAAGAGTATCGTAGTACTAGACGATTGTGATAGTATTCTTTTTAATGAGGATGCATTAAACATTCTTAAGGCCGCTCTTGATAGTGGTAAGAGGAGAAAGATTTCTTGGAACTCTGACTCACATTTCTTAAGAAGGGAAGGTGTTCCTGATACTTTTGAATTCAAAGGTTCAGTTATTTTTATTACTAACTTGAAATTTGATAAAGTTAGAGGTAACAAAATCAAAGACCACTTGGAAGCAATTCTTTCAAGGTGTCACTATCTTGATTTGACTATGGATACTGCAAGAGATAAAATCTTGAGAATTAAACAGATTGCTAGGGATGGTGGTTTGTTTGATACTAAAGGTTTGAGCAAGGAGCAAGAAGTTGAAATTATTGACTTCATGGTTGATAATCAAAAGAAACTGAGAGAAGTTTCATTGAGAATGGCTCAGAAAATTGCAGACCTTAGAAATATGTCTAAAGTTGGAGATAGATGGAAAGCATTAGCCGAGACTACTTGTATGAAGAGGTCAGCGGCTTAACAGTTAACTAAGAGCCATCTTAGTTAAAACCGGGACGGTACTAGGTTTCTCTCACTCGCCTAGTATCGTCTTTTTTTATATCTTCTATTGCATTTACTTTCAAAACATGTTATAATCTAAAGCATGAGTATAGAAGAAACAAAACAAAAGATAATAGAAAACCTTAAAGGTGTACATGACCCTGAAATGGATTGTGATGTATACAACTTGGGTTTAATATATGAGGTAAATGTAGGCGAAATGCCTGATACTAAAAAGTACTGTCATATTTTAATGTCTTTAACTAGTGCTTTTTGTCCAGCCGCAGATATGATAGTTAACGATGTAAAAGGTGCGGCATTGACAGTTGAAGATGTAGTAGATTGTCAAGTAGAAATCACATTTAACCCTGCTTGGACACCAGACCGATTAACAGAAGATGGACATGCATACTTAAATTATATGTATATAGATTATCAGGAATAGTAAATGAAAGAATGTATCATTAAAATTAAAGATGAAGTAAACATTAAGTTGGAAGGTTTGGATCCTGGTACACGTAGAAAGTGTGCAAATAAACTCAAATTCTTCTTACCACATGCTTATCATATGCCAGCTTATAAACTTGGTCGTTGGGATGGCACAGTTAGATTTTGTGATGTTGGAGGTCGTACCTTTTTAAATTTACTTGATGATATCTTACCTGTCATTGTAGAAGAAGGGTATAACGTAAAGATTGATGATGATAGGAATACGCATAATTTAGAATTTACACAAGTTCAGGAAGATTTTTGGGGTGATGCAGTATGGCCAGCTGGACACGTACATGAGGGCCAAAAGATACGTTTAAGAGACTATCAGGTAGATATAGTCAATAAGTTCATAGAACACCCTCAATGCTTACAAGAGGTCGCCACAGGCGCAGGAAAGACGATAATAACTGCTACTTTATCTAGCTTAGTAGAACAATATGGTAGAAGTATTGTTATTGTTCCAAATAAGGATTTAGTTAGGCAGACATTTGAAGATTATGAAAACTGTGGATTAGATGTAGGTGTGTACTTTGGTGATAAAAAAGATATCGGAAAAACACACACAGTTTGTACTTGGCAAAGTTTAAATTCATTATTAAAAAGAAGTAAAGCCGGAGAGGCTAATATACAAGATTTTATTGAAGATGTAATCTGTGTTATGGTTGATGAAGTTCATCAGGCAAAAGCAGATGTATTGAAAGAGTTACTTACTGGTGTTTTTGCTAATATCCCAATTCGTTGGGGACTAACAGGAACGATACCAAAAAGTGATTGGGAATCAGCTTCATTAAAAAGTTCTTTAGGAGAAGTTATTCATAAACTTGCGGCTAAAGAATTACAAGACCAAGGAGTACTCGCTAAATGTCATGTCAATATTGTACAAACGGCAGAAACGGCTGAGTATGGAGATTATCAGAGTGAACTAAAATTTTTATTAGAAGATAAAAAACGTATGCAGTATGTTGCAAATATGATTAGTGATATTTCTAAATCAGGCAATACATTGGTTTTAACTGGTAGAATTAGTAACGGTAATATGTTACAAGAACTATTAGATGGTTCTGAATTCGTCCAAGGGTCAATGAAAGTAGTTGACAGAAAAGATGCATATGACGAAATTAATCAAGCAACAAATTCAATAACTATTGCGACTTACGGTGTCGCCGCAGTGGGAATTAACATTCCAAGAATATTTAATCTGGTATTGCTTGAACCAGGAAAGAGTTTTGTACGTGTAATACAATCGATAGGAAGAGGTGTACGTATTGCAAGAGACAAGGACTTTGTTAATGTTTGGGATGTGACTAGCAGATGTAAATTTAGTAGACGCCATTTAACAGAACGTAAAAAGTATTATAAGGATGCTCAATATCCTTTTACAATAGATAAGGTAAATTACTAATGAAAATTTTAACACCAGAAAACACATGTTACGAAATGAATAGTCTTCCAGAGAATGAAATTGAAGACATAAGATATTGCGTAATGGATGTAACGGATAAGAATGAGCCAGACTTTTTCTTTATACCGTTAGTATTCATTGAAACATTTAACGCACCTAGTATTAATCTAAGTATAGGACCATACACGATAGAAATGCCAATAGATTGGAATATTCTAATTGGTGATGCTGACATGGGTCAATTAGAATTCATTCCATTAACAAGTATTAACGAAAGACATTTTCAAACTATCTTGACAAATCCTCTTGCAGGCTTTACAATGGGGTGGGAAGACATAAAAGTAAATAATGTATTTGCAGATGTAAAATGGTTTTTTCCAAAACTCAAATATGGTCATATATTAGTTATACCATTAGAGCATGGACCAAAACCAAAGTGTGCATATTTCGTTAAAGACTTAAATAGAATACCAGACGTATTAAACAGTTATGACTTTTTTTAAGGAGTAAACAATGGCAGAAAAAATACCATTAAAAGAAATTCTCGGTGCAATGGATCGCCGTGACTTTAATTGGTATTCGAATCTTGATGATGAGAAAAAGAAACAATTTTCAAGTTGGCTATTTCTCAGATATGCAAGTAGTGCCAAAGGCAAGGACAAGGAAGAAGTTCTATTAAACACAAACGAATTTGTAAACAAGTATTATAAAGATTTATATAAACATGAAGATTTGATGTGGAAGCTATTCTGCTTAACATCTACAGGTAAAAACCAGTTTCATGAATATATAAAACCACCAAACTCACGTATCAAAACAGATACAATATCGCAGTTTATATCACAAACATATCCTCATATGAAAGGTGATGAAGTTGATTTGTTCAGACAGTTAAATTCTGATGAAGATATCAAACAAATGGCAAGAGATACCGGAATGACTGATAAAGAGTTTGATGAAATTTTTGGTAAAACGAAAAAAAGGAAAAAGAAATGACAAATGACGAACTAGTAACAACAATTAAAATACTCGTAAGTGAAATCGAGGTACAAAAATTAAGAATTCAACCACATGACACTGGTCACATACATACTACTATCGGCGTATTAGAGGATAGAGTAGAAGAACTTTTAAATGAAGTTAAGACAGGTGTTAATATGTTTTCTTCATCTACCTATGTAGGTGTAGAAAATGGAAAATACGTAGGCGTTAAAGATGTTTAGTGGTTGAGATAAACGGACCCGTAGTTCAGCTGGATAGAACGCTTGTCTACGAAACAAGAGGTCAGAGGTTCGAATCCTCTCGGGTCCGCCAGAAAGAGAAATTAATGTTTGAATGTAAATTTTGCAATAAAAGTTTTAAAAGAGAAAAGACTCTTATTGCCCATATGTGTGAACAAAAAAGAAGATTTACAAACAAAGATTCTAAATATGTAAGATTAGGTTTTCTTGCATATAATCGTTTTTATGAAATATCTCAAAGAGGAACAAAGCAAAGGACATATGAAGACTTTTCTAAAAGTAACTATTATACTGCATTTACAAAGTTTGGTAAATATATTATAGAAGTAAATGCTATAGACCCAGAAAAGTTTATAGATTTTGTTATAACAGGTGGTATAAAGCTAGACAAATGGTGTTCTGATACTGTATATGAAACTTATATCAGAGAACTAAATAAGAAAGAGACAGCCGAACGTGCAGTCGAAAGAGGCATCTTATTGATGCAACAATGGGGAATGGAAAATGATAGACCGTTTAATGTATTCTTTAGGGAGATTAGTAAGCCACGTGCTATACATTGGATCAAATCCGGACGCATTAGCCCTTGGATTATTTTTAATTCTATGTCTGGTACTGAACTTTTAAATAGTTTCAATGACCATGAATTGAATTTGATTAATGAGTATCTTGAACCTACGTTCTGGACAAGAAAGTTTGAAGTTAGAAACGATGATGTTAAATTTGTAAAAAACATTTTAGAAAAGGCAGGAATATAATGGCAACTAAGAAAGTATCAAAAGCTACGTCAAGAGTAGTAGAAATACAAGAAGACCCAAATACAAAGGAATGTTATTTTGTATTACCACAAGATGTTATAAGAAGCCTAGGTTGGAGTGATGAAGATGAATTAGAATGGGTTGAAAATTCTGATAAAAGCTGGTCACTAAGAAAAGTAGATGATAAAAATGACAAGTAAAGAAAAAGAAAAATATATCTATGAAAGCCCAGACGGAGGTAAAACTGTGACTAGAAGAAAGTTTGGAAGTATGGAAAAAGAACTATTAGAAGAATATAATGAAATTCAGTCCTGGAAAAAAGATGAATTAGAAAAAGAACGAAAAGATGAAGATTTCGTAACACTAGATTTAGGTACTGCTAATTTAACTACTATAACAACAACTAACAATACAACAGATACAATGGATGTATCAGGTAATTACACATATACAGCAGGCTCACTGTCACCGTCTAGTTTAACTTTAGGTGGAAGTGGATATACTTTTGAAGATGTAGATCCCGACATACAAGTTACGGTCAATGGCAAAGAAAGAAGTATGAGTAAAGTGATTGAACAGGTAGATGATATCTCAAAAAGATTAAAAGTTTTAGAAAAGCCTGATGAAAAGACTTTAGAAAAATATAAAGTACTTGCAGATATATATGAGCAATATAAAGTTGCTGATGCATTCTTAAACTCACCGGGTCCGGAGGACGAAGATGAAGAACATTAATTATGATTGGGCAAAAGTAGAAAAATCTGTTCAACACATTGCAATGCAAATGTATGAAAGTGGATGGAGACCAGATTATATAGTTGGTATAACTAGAGGTGGATTAGTACCAGCAGTTATGCTATCTCATATGACTAACATTCCAATGCATACACTCTCAATACAACTTGGCGCAGAAGGTCTTGAAGAAAACACGGAAAGCAACTGTTGGATGGCAGAAGATGCCTTTGGTTACAAAGATAAGCGAAAAAATATATTAGTTATTGATGATATTAATCGTGGTGGCGATGCTCTTGCATGGCTTATGAATGATTGGAAAGCAGGTTGTTTACCCAATGATACGTTAAGTTGGGAAAGTATATGGCATAATAATGTAAAATTTGCATCACTTATTATGGATCCAAATTCTATTGTAGATACTGATTACTATTGTGAGGAACTATATTCAGAGGATGAAAACTGGGTAACATTTCCGTGGGAAAAATGAAACACATTATTCCATTACAACTTGAACAAGAAACACATTTATTAGAATATTATGCTGGAACATATGGAGATTATGTTTCTGGTATTATATCTTATTCTATAGAAGATTTTTATGACAACTATTCTACTATGCCTGATGGTGATAGATATTGGGAAGTGGACGATGCTATTGTAAGAAGAAATAGATATGCTTTAGGTCTTAGAGGCGGCGGCTACGAACATGTAGAGAATTATACGGACTTCATGTTGTCTCATAAAATATGGTTAGAATTTCAGCCTCACTATGATAATATGCAACCAAAAAAAGTATTGTTTAATACGCACCCAAGAATTGGATTTGCTGATGATGATACTATAATTTATAGAACAATTACAAATAAATTTAAAAATACTAAAACAAAATTCTTAGCAATACCATTAGAGTTTAATGCTATATTTAAAGTTGCATGTAATGAATATTATACTAGTAGAATACATGACTCAGATATAGATTTAACAACATTTATCGGCATATTTAATTCCCATGTAGATAAACAAAAAGGTGCATTAAAGTACATACCAAAAGAACAACTTTTTGTTATAGAGGATATAGATAATTTATCTGCAAAAGATATAGCATGTTACGGTGACGTAAATAGAGAAAAATTTGAAGAATACAAATCTAATTATAATATAGAAAAAATGGATTTGTTAAATTATCACATGCAACGGCTTATGAAGTTTTGTGAGTTTACTAATCCAGAGATAACAAAAAAAATGAAAGACTACGTTAATTCATCAATATAATTAGCAAGTATCTTTCTATCTACATACGGTCTTATATTGTGTGTTTGAAAATCTGAAATCTTATAGTCTATTTCTTGTATATTTAAATTATCAAATTTAAACTGTTTAACATAATCAGAAAATCCAATATATTCATTATCGTACTTTCCATATAGATAATCTACTTTAATATGTGGATAAGCACCTAAGTGTCTATATGGATCTAATATTTTATTCTCAATATCTAATTTTTTAAAACCCCAACATTTAATCATATGCATCATTGCTACGTTCATCATGTCTAGCTTTTGTTCTTCAAGGTGTGACGGTCTGTTAAACCATTTGAAATAAGATTTAATCCAAGGGGAATGATCCCAAGAATAAGTTGATTGTCCACCTGTAGTTAATACATTTGTTACGATATCACTTAGATGGAATGCTACACTTAATGCACTACCGGCATGTTTAGAATCTGCATATATTATTACATGTTTATATTTTTTCTTAATATATTCTCTTATCTGATTGCACATTTTTTCTTGTGTATCATTCTGTTTGCTTACACCTAATACCATTGCACTAGGGTATAAAGACTCAGGATATCTTAATGGGTCTTCATTTACAATTAACAAATCAGTATCTAAGTTTACAATTTTTTCACTTACATTTGTTAGTGAACTTGTCAGTCTACCCTCATGCCCTGCATAACTTGTAAAGTGAATTATTAGTTTGTCAAAATCTTTATCTGTCTTTTTCCAACACATAGTATAATCTTCACTGACATTTTCAAACTTATCAGTATCATATTGATATACTATATCGGAATAAACATCCCAACTACCTGTTTTTGTTTTTTGTGTGTAAGTATCTACAACATCTTTTTTGTAGATTTTGGTGAAGATATCGCTACTTTTTATATTGCGTAAGTCAACATACTTATTGTATACTAGCTTTTCATGTAAAAAGTATAAGTCAATTTCATCGTTTAAGTCTATATCTAAATCGAGTAGTTTAATTTTCATTAATCGTACTCCGCTAGATACTCCACTAAATCTTTAACGTTTTTAATTTCGTCTAGTCTTTGGTTGTCTAATTCGATATCTAAATCATCTTCTAGTGAAACTAGAATTTCAATACTATCTAAAGAATCTACACCAATGTCTGTAAATGGTTTACCCGATTCAATAAATGCATCAGTTAGTTCAACCTCTGCCCTATCAAGTGTAATTGCCTTTAGTGCTTCTAATGTTCTACTCATTTTAATAGCCGCCTTCGTTCTCTTTTGTGTGTTCATAAAATGGTGCAAGTTTGAAGTTTTCTGTAATACGTCCTCTTCTTTTGCTACCTGGGTCTGGAATACCACCATCATTGTCAGTATCCCAATTAGTTATTTTTACCCATCTTCCTCTATTTAGAAGTTTGTTTCCTTCCTTCAGTGGGAATAGAATAGTGTTCTTTTCATTAAACTTATTGTAGTAAGGTACACCGTGAAAGCTCCAAATATAGTCCTCTGAGACATTAAACTGGTCTGCACATAGTTTCGCTAGTCCTTGTAGTTTAATGTTACCGTCTGTGTCTTTCTGATATCTACCTAGTTGGCCAACGTTTTTAATTCTCATCATTACGTTGTTTATTTTTTCTTTTTCTATAAGTTCTTTTAGTCTTGCTGGTGCTTCATAGTTAATCTCTGGAATAATAATAGTACCAGTATTTAAATTCATTTTTCTATCTACAATATTACGAAGTGCTTTTAGTTTTTTCTTTGAACAACGCATTTCGTCTATTTGTTCATACCAATCATCGTTGTCTACGCCATTCATACTTAAAGTTACACTACGTAAGCCTGCTTCAATTAAAGTATTTAAATATTTGGCATGTGACAATCTTAAACCATTTGTTACTAAAGTACAACTATGTTTTCTTCCGTTGGTACGTCCACGCTCATAGACTGCACGAATAAAATTTGCACAGTTAGGAGACATTGTAGGCTCTGCACCAATAATACGGACAAATGCACGACCACCAAGCCTATCCATGAAATCTTTGAATTTATCTAAATCCATATCAGGTGGTTCTCTGTTAGGTATATAACAGTTTTTACAGGTCATATTGCATTTATGTGTAATATCTGCACATATGTCTACAAACGTATTATCTTCTGGTTCTGAAATATCATAATTAAAGAGTTTATGAAGCATATAGTTTTGTACCTTAATAAATATGTTTATGTACATCTATTTATCGTCTCAGGAAACACAACAATGTTAAATCATTTATACAAGTTTAACTATAAAATTGATAAAGACCAACTCAGAAAAGAACACAAACTAATGCAAGAAAGTGAAGAAACTTCCTTACATACAGTTAATACTGAGTTATTAGAGACAGTTAATGCAGGTAGAAATACTGGCGAAGATATATTCCCTACGTATCATGATTTAAAAGATAAGGACCAATGGGATGATATGGATACTTTAAAAATAAGAGCATTTAAGGAGTATCAATACCAAGATAATTATCCAGAAATGAAAAGATTGACTAATGACTTTGCTAATATATTAGATAGTAAAGACATAACACCATTCTTTGTATTACAAGAGCAAGACTCAGACTTTCCAATGCATATTGATATGGGGTTTCAATGTGCAATAAACTTAATTATAGATGGTGGGGATACACCAATTATGTTCAGAGAAGACGATGGATCTATACATAAATACAACTACGATAATGCATTACTTAACATCTGTAACGTCTTTCACGGTGTACCTAAACAACAGGATATGAAAAGAATGCTACTTAAATTTAGAATAAAAGATGTATCATATGATGATGCATGTAAACGTATGATGGAACATTTTAGTGAATAATTCTATACATAATATATATTTTGTAATAAACAGAGAAATGCTTATTAAAGAAAGTGAGATTTGTCAATTTGTGCCAATCAATCGTGTTACATTGAAACGTGTTCAGTTAGGTAGCTATGATGCAAAGGGTAAAAAGTTTTCTGACTATCTTAATAAAGAAGATAAAGATTGGTGGATGAGGCAAGATACATGGCAATCAAGCATGAATGCTGATGCAGAAATGTTATCTAAGATGCCAGAGACTACTAGAATACTTTCTATATTTAAAAAAATTATAGGCACAAATGATATCGAGGCTAACTTTTTTACACAAAAAGTAGGCACTAACGTTAAGATGCATGTTGATGTTGGTACCGCTTGTGCTATCAATTTTATACTCAAAGGAAAAGAAACTCCAATAGTATTTGAAGAAGATGGGACATTTCATTATAAAGATGCATTGATAAACGTTAGTAAGAAGCATATGGTACCAAAGCAAACATCTACAGATAGAATGCTTTTTAAGTTAAGAATTTTAAACATGCCTTTTGAAGAAGTAAGAGAAAAACTAAGATGAACAAGAGCCAAATATTTATATTATTACATCATATATCATTAGCAGTAGGTATAGCAATGTATGGGTTTGAATGGCCATGGGCCATTGTATCATTTTTCTTTGGAATGTTTTGGGCTTGGGTAGTTGGACATAATATTATTCATTACTATTTTGCTCATGGCAAATATAAAGATAATCTGAAAAGTTATTTTTACACATTATTGTCATTAACGTCTGGACTAGGGTCACCGATATCATTTAGTGCATCACATCGACAACATCATAGATTCACAGATACAGAAAAGGATCCGCATTCGCCACATCATATAGGCTGGAAACGTGTATACTTTTTAAATTGGGAACCACAGAATATTAATCCTAGGCTTCTTGCTGATTTTGCCAGAAGTAAATTTCAGAAATGGGTTCACAAACATTGGTATTATTTACATATTGCAATAGTGCTAGTGATTGCTGTTATAGATTTGAGATTATTATTTTTTGCGTTATCACCTGGTGTTTTATATAGTTTCCATAGTGCTAGTTTGACAAATACATTATCTCATATTGGTGGTGTACAGAGAAATGTACAGTTACTAAGACCTCTTGCATGGTGGGGCTGGAACCACGCTGACCATCATGACTACAAATAAGCTATTGACTAATCGTATATAATCGTATATAATCAGATATATATCTAGGAGAAATGCCTATGGCAGAATATGGCGAACTTATGCGACATTCTAATGTCAAGAAACGACTTGAAAGACTTAGAAAATTGCAGAATAAAGTAAAGAACTTAAGAAGGTTCCATAGTGATTTTGAAAACAAAGAGTTTTTAGAATGGACCTGTATGTCACATGAAGATATTAATTATGAAAAGCTATTAGTTGAAGGTGCTGGATATGTAACACAGTTAGTAGACTGGTGTAATGGTCATTGTAATGATTTTTATGTTGCTTATCAAGGAAAATTGTATTTTAAAAATGATACTGATGCGGCGTACTTTACAATGGTGTGGAAATAGTGTATACTATTAATATGAATAAAGTAGAAACAGATATCGATATTGATGTTATTGACCGTGACACAGTCCTTACACATTTTCGACACATAATAGCCAGCATTAAAAAAGGTGATAACTGGACAAAACATAACAGTGGTGTGTATCTACAACCTATTCCATTTGATCCAATATCTGGATTATCTTCTATTGAATACAAAGAAGCAGAAAAACGAGGATATTTTAAATTAGACTTTCTTAATAATAGTTTATATGAAGGTGTGCGTGATGAAACGCACCTTGATGATTTAATTAAAAAAGAACCTTTGTGGGATCTACTTCAACATGCAGATATTGTAAAAAATCTTGCACATGTTCATAATCATTTAGATGTTTTAAAAGTAATGAAGCCGAAAAGTATAGTAGAACTTGCAGAAGTACTAGCGGTAATTAGACCGGCAAAGAGGCACTTACTCAATGAGAGTAAAAGTAAAATTTCAGAATTAGTTTGGCAAAAACCAGAAGACGGTACTTACTATTTTAAAAAAGCACATGCGATTGCATATGCAGTAAGTATTGTGGTACAGCTTAATCTATTTTGCGAACAAGTTGAACAGAACGCCTCTTAATACGTTTCTGTATAATATTTGATAGACTAGTCTCTGGTCCCCATAGAACCTCAACATCTTTTGAATTCATATTTAATATCCAATTCCTATACTTGCTAATCTGTGAGCCTAAAAATAAATTAATTGGCATAAGTCTATTTGACTCCCACCACCACTGTTCTCCTAATTCTACGAACTTTTTCCTCAATTCAGGTGTTGGTATAGCCTCAAAATTATACATCGATGTTATAACCTGGTCTGAATTTATAATTATACCTAAATGCTCAGTAAATTCTTTTTTATTTCCGTATCTCACGTATGAGAAAAACGGATAATTCTCTTGCATCCATTGTTGTTTTTCATTGTCCATCGTTATATTTAGCTAAGTTAGAAAAAGGGTCTCTGGGAGATAAATACATATATGAATTTAAACATGTTTCAATATGACAAAACTATTGAGATTACTTGTGCAGATGGTGACAACACAAGTAGTATGACAACTTACCTGAGGAATATGCCAATGTATGACGGACAACACAAACTTCATAAGGGTATTGATAATACTCTTAGATTTAATTTAAGGGACACCGATAGAAAACCTATCGATTTGACTACTAAAACTATTATATGGAAAATGTACGATAGAGAAACGAGAGAGAACGTACTATTCAAATACCTTACTGTCACCAACGCAACCAAAGGTATGGCTTCATTAACTATATTCACAACAGATACGATAATGCTACCTCAGGGCTTTTATCAATTTGCTATGTACACTGTAGAAAATGGCGTAGAACAAATCATATATACTGACACATATGACAATGCTAAAGGTGTAATTGAAGTCATAGATGATGTATACCCAGAATTTGTAGACTCACAAGAAAGCGGGACATTTTTTGATGATGGCTCTTACTTTATTTCAACTGCTTTCGATGGGTCTTCTTCAACTTCAAAATCAAAGTCTATACACACGATTGCATTATACTTTGATAATTTTTCTGGAACAGTATCCATACAAGGTGATTTGAGTGAACAACCAAGTTCGCAACACTCAGATTGGTTTGATATAAATCCAAAGTTATTTTCAAATCCAAATATAACAGTAAACAATGAGACTGGTGTTCAAGCATATGTAATCGAAGCAAATGTAAACTGGATCAGAGTAAGATATACTAATACTAGTGGGTCTATCAAAAAAGTTTTACTAAGAAACTAATATAACGCTTGACTTTTAGGTCTATTTTTGCTATATTACTAGTATGGACCTTCAACAAGTAATATTCACACATATCCCTGGAAAGAACAGACAATCTAGTGGTGGCTGGACAAGTTTCAACTGCCCATGTTGTATCGAGGAAGGCGAGCCTCGATTGGATACTAGAATGCGTGGGGGTGTTCGTAGCGACGGTGATTCCATATCATACCACTGTTTTAACTGTGGGTTCACTGCAAGCCACCGTCACGGAAGAATACTCAATAAGAAATTTTTAAAACTCATGCGAAATATGAATGTTTCTGAAAGCGAGATTAAGCGTTTACAGTTAGAAGCAATCCGTCAGAAAGAATTGTCTGAAGGTCCATACCTATTTACATCTAAGACACAAGTGACACGTGTTCCAAGTTTTCCTGATACCGAACTACCTGAAGGTTCGGAAGATTTAGAAGTTTTACTAGCAAAAGATAATCCTCCAGAAGGAGCCATCTATGCAGTTAAATATTTGATTGATAGAGGAGTACATGACAATATAGAAGATTGTTATTGGTCTCCAGATAAGTTTTTTAAAAACAGAGTTATATTTCCATTCTATCAAGGAGATAGAATAGTGGGGTATACTGCACGTGATATAACTGGTAAGTCTTCATCTAAATACATGACAAAGGCACCGAAGAAATTTTTACATAATGTTGATAAGGTAAAATCTAATAATAAATACTTAATCGTATGTGAAGGTATAATCGATGCACTTGCATTAGATTGTATTGCGATTACAAGTAATGAGGCTTCACAAGACCAAATTGATTATATTAATCAGTTTAAAGGAGAGGTTATTGTTTGTCCCGACAGAGATAAAGCTGGCGAGAAATTAATCAAACAGGCTCAAGAAAATGGTTGGAGTGTATCTTTCCCTATGTGGGAGGACGATATTAAAGATGCCGCAGATGCAATTCAACGATATGGTAAACTATATACCTTACAAAGTATTATAGATGCAAGTATAAGTAACAACACTAAGATAAGTGTGAAAATGAGAATAGGATAAACTATGAAAAAAGTTAAAAAAATAATGAGTACAATTATACCAGAACCCAAAGAACAACCGGCACCGACGCCTCCACCTCCGATGCCAACTCCACCAGTTCCGCCAAAGCCGGCAGGTGAGTTCTTAAGAGAAAATGGTGTATTGTTTATGGATAAAGAATTTAATCAAGATAACTGTATGCCTCTTGTAAAAATGATTGTTGAATATAATTTGATGCCAAAAGATAAAGCACCAGAAGTTATTCACTTGTATATCAATTCACCAGGTGGGTATGTAGATAGTTGTATGCATCTAATTGATACTATCAAGCAATCACGTATACCAGTATATACGTATGGAATGGGGTCTATTGCAAGTTGTGGTGTCATGTTAATGATGAGTGGTGCTAAAGGACATCGTTATGTTACACAAAATACCGCAGTCATGTCACATGAATTTTCAGGTGGTACAAAAGGTCAATATCACGATATGGTAGAAAGTCGTAAACATATGGACTGGACTAACGAGAAATTAATGGAACACTATATGAAATGTACAGGCAAGACACAAGCATACATTCGTAAACATATGTTAGCACCTAAGACAGACCATTGGCTTACACCAGAAGAAGCAGTCAAGCATGGTATCGCAGACGAATTAATTACTACTTACTAACAGATTTCTATTGACTCTTGAGACAAAATCTGTTATTCTAACAGTAAGAATTTTGTAACAAAGGTGGGTCTTATGAAGATTATATCAGGCAATAGTAATATTGAACTGGCGGCTAAAGTAGCTGAACATTGTTTCACAGATATTGTTCCAGCAGAAATAAAGACATTCGCAGACGGTGAATGTTCAGTAGAATTTCATGAAAATATTCGAGGAGAGGATGTGTTTATTATTCAAAGCACAAGTACTCCTGTAAATGATAACTTAATGGAATTATTGGTTATGATTGATGCGGCAAAACGTAGTAGTGCTAGTCGTATCACTGCCGTAATTCCTTATTTTGGTTATGCAAGACAAGATAGAAAGAGTGCATCACGTACTCCTATCACTGCAAAGCTAGTTGCGAATCTGCTTACAAAAGCAGGCGCAAATAGAGTACTAACAATGGACTTACATGCTGGACAAATTCAAGGCTTCTTTGATATACCTGTAGATGATTTAACAAGCAGGTTAGTTTTTGCAAAAGATATTCAAAGACAGATTAGAGTAACAGAAGAACCAATTGTATTTGTTTCACCAGATGCTGGTGGTACAGTAAGAGCAAGAAAGTTTGCTGATATGTATCATGCCAATTATGCAATAGTTGATAAACGTAGACCCAAAGCAGGCAAGGCAGAAGTAATGAACTTGATTGGTGAAGTCAAAGGCAAACATGCAATACTAGTAGACGATATTGTAGATAGTGGTGGTACACTATGTAATGCGGCTGAGGCACTATTGGATGCAGGTGCATTATCTGTTAGAGCATATATTACTCATGGAGTACTAAGTGATAATGCATGTAGTAAAATTGAAAAAAGTAAATTAGATGAACTTGTTATTACTGATAGTATCCCATCAATTAATGAGGGTGCTTGGAAAAAGACACGGGCAGTTAGTGTTTGTGGATTATTAGGAGAAGCAATCAGACGAGTCAATAACGAAGAAAGTGTAAGTAGTTTATTTAAGGTTAAGATACATTCATGAGAATTAAATTAGATTTAAATAAGATTAATAGTAGGTTACACTGGACAACACTTTATAGTGAAAAATTATTATTAGCAATAATTGGATTGCTAACAATGGTTGCGGCTTTTACAGACATTTATGAAATGCTAATCTATTTGAAAGTAGAACTAGGCGACTTGTTCTTGCTTTTCATTTATGCAGAGATTATAGGAATGGTGGGAGCATTTTATATTAGTAATAGAATACCTGTTACTCTACCTATCATTATTGCTATGACGGCACTTTGTAGATTAATTGTTCTACATTCAAAAGAAGCAGACCCATGGATGCTTGTTGCAGAAGCAAGTGCTATTGCAGTATTGGCAGGGGCGGCTTATCTTATGAGTGCTAAAGAAAAACTGAGTTTAGAAAAAGATAAAATACGTGAGAAAAATAAATAAGAAAGGTAATTAAATGTATAAGGTAACGGCATACTTTAGAGACCATAAAGTTGTTGAAAAGTTTTATAACTTATATGATGCAATAGATTTTAGAGATAGTGCAGATGCTAATTATCCTGAAAACGTAAAATTTGAAAAGGTAATATCAATGAGAGAATGGGTAGTAGAATGTTGGAATAGTGTAATGGATATGGAGCATAATCCACTAAAGAATATTCCAGACTTTAGCACACGACATATGATTATGCAAGTATTAGCATGGATGTGGTGTATTGCGTTTGCATTCATCGTAAGTAGTATGTGGGCAGGAGTAATTAGTATGTTTGTTCATACAGTATTACTAGGAGCCATTGCAATCACAGTTGCTACATTTGAAACAGCAAAACGCAAGCCAACTGCATTTAACTTCATAAACGGATATAACTCACATGGTAGAGCAAGGACTTATACTATCTGGAGAGATAAAAAAGGTAATGCACATAAAGTACAGTTAGATGCCAATGATCCAGGCGGAGAACACGAATAAATCATTTGACAATCATCGTTGAACAGAGTAGAATAGAAGTATGGCAGAAGAAGTAAAAGATTACAATTTAGATTTACAGAAATTGTTTGTTCAGTTCATGTTAACTGATCCTGAACTTTATACAAGAGTTAGGGCAATAGTAGAGCCTAAGTATTTTGATAGAAATCTAAGAAAAGTAGTTGAACTCTTAGTCAATCATACTGAGGAATACTCTACGATTCCAACTACTGAAATTATTAAAGCACAAACTGGACAAGAGATAGAAAAATTAGATGATATCGGTCAACATGCAGATTGGTTTATTGATGAGTTTGAAACATTCTGTAGGCATAAGGCAATAGAAAGAGCAATCATTGATAGTGCAGACTTACTAGAGACAGGCAAATATGGTGAAGTAGAACTTAGAATTAAAGAGGCAGTACAAACTGGACTAGCCCGTTCATTAGGTACAGACTATTTTGCAGATCCTAGAGCAAGACTTGAAAAGCTAAAAGATAACAATGGTCAAATTACGACTGGTTGGAAATCATTAGACGATAAATTATATGGTGGCATCAATCGTGGTGAGATAACTATTTTTTGTGGTGGGTCTGGTGCAGGTAAATCTTTGTTTATGCAAAACATGAGTTTGAATTGGGCAGAAGCAGGTTTAAATTGTGTATACTTTACACTTGAACTTTCAGAAGAACTATCAAGTATGCGTATGGATGCGATGCTAACAGATAGAAGTACAAAAAGAATTTTTAAAGAATTAGATGATGTAGAATTACAAGTTAGAACTAAAGGCAAATCGTCTGGAATGTTACGTGTTAAGTATCTTCCTTCTGGTTCCACAGTTAATGATATACGTTCTTATATTAAAGAATTGCAAATACAAACTGGCAAACGAGTTGATTGTATGTGTGTAGATTACTTAGATTTATTAATGCCAGCAACAAAGAAAGTATCAGCAAGTGATTTGTTCATTAAAGACAAATATGTAGCAGAAGAAATTCGTAATTTTGCAATGGAAACTGAGACAGTTTTAGTAACTGCATCACAATTAAATAGAAGTGCAGTAGAAGAAATTGAATTTGACCATTCTCATATCGCAGGTGGTATATCTAAAATTCAAACTGCGGATAATGTTATTGGTATCTTTACAAGCCAAGCAATGAGAGAACGTGGACAATATCAGTTACAGCTATTAAAAACACGTTCATCAAGTGGTGTAGGTAGTAAAATTAATCTAGTATTTGATAGAGATAGTCTTAAAATCTCAGATGATACAGAAGGGTTAACTGACGACCAAACAACGTCAAATACGATGAGTGTGGTTGATACATTACGACAAAAAACTACAGTAAACGCACCAGAAACTAACACAGAAGCAAAAACTGATGTTGCAATGAACTTGAGAGCAATGTTGAAGACCAAGACACGTTCTCCTTTTGATGAAAACTGATAAATACAGTTAGAACGGAGAAATATCATGGATAAACCTCGTAAGAGCCTATTTGAAGAACTAAATTCTTTAGCTTTTGATAAAGAAAAAGAACGTTTAGTGGAGCAAAAAGGTGAACATATCATATCAGGAGCGATAAATCTTATAGAATTTATCAATCGTGAGTTTGATGGCGAGACTGCAAATGACTTAACTAAGAGATTAGTTAATAGCATTAGGTCTCAAGATCCGAGAAAGTTTAAACGTGGTATAAAAAGTGTNAAGGCTAAAACATAATGACTTTAGAGCAACAGTTAAACAGATTAAAAGTATTATCAGGTATATATAAACCATATCTACCAGAAGAAACTCAACAAGAGAACATATCTTATACTGGTACTGAAAAATCTAAACTTCAAAAGAAGCATAATATACAGCCAGGCACAGATGAATGGTTTAAATTATGGTTTGCAAAGCCTCACTTAACTGGCGAAAGACCTTTTGGGGATAAACAATGAAGATAAAAGATATATTACAAAAAGGTAGAGAACGTAGGTTTAGAGGACCACGTAAACCTCGTCTTAAGCAAGTAGGATTTCATAAGAAATTAAAAGGTTTGTTAGATGGAAAATTACGAGAAGATAAGAATACACACTTAGACCATGCAGAAGAACTAGTATTCATGCATGGCACAGAAGGGCTGAAACGTGTTGTAAACACTTTCAGTAAACTACTAAACACACTTGATGGACAAGGTGGCGGCGATGCTATCACTACGAAATGGGATGGTTCTCCAGCAGTATTTTGCGGAACAGACCCATCTGATGGACAATTCTTTGTAGGCACAAAAGGCGTATTCGCAAAAACACCAAAATTAAATAAATCACAAGCTGACATTGAAAACAATCACCAAGATACTACTAAGAATGGTGAAGAAGTAAGTAAAGCAGGCTTAAGAAATAAGTTATCAGCATCATTAGAGTATCTAAAAGATTTAGGTATTGAGGGTGTTATACAAGGTGATTTATTATTCACTAAAGGTGACTTGAAAACTGTTAATATAGATGGCAAATCTCATATTGCATTTAAACCAAATACAATCTCATATGTTGTACCAGCAGATAGCAAAACAGCAAAAGAAATGCAGTCGGCTGAAATAGGTATTGTGTTTCATACAAGTTACACAGGCGATAGTTTAGCAGATATGAAAGCATCATTTGGTTATGATTCAAGTAAACTTAAGTCTTCATCTAAAGTTTGGTTTACTGATGCACGTATTAAAGATGTATCAGGACAGGTACAACTAAAGCAAGAAAATGTTGCAAAGATTAAACAAGCAATTAAAGAATTAGCTTCAATGAAAATTGATGCAGATACTTTCAAAGCAATTAATCAAAAGATAGGCGCTATTGACTTAGTACAAGCTATTAAGGCACATGCAAACTTGCCGATACGTACTGGTCAAGCATTAGAACCAGATGTAACTAAATTTGTTAAAGAGTTTTTACAGGGTTTAAATAATAAATTAGATAAAGAAATCAGCGGTTTAGCTACAGGACCTGAAGGTAAAGCAGGACAGGCTAGATTACAAACAAAGGATGCATTATCTAATGTCATAAATACATATGAGACACAAATTGCAGAAATGTATCGTGCATATCTTAAAGTTGAAGCAGTAAAAATGATGTTTCAGCAAAAGATGAAGAACATTAAAGCAATAGACAGTTTCATTGAACAACCAGACGGTTCATTTAAAGTTACAGATCCAGAAGGATTTGTTATTGTTGACCATGTGGGTAGAGCAATGAAGATTGTAGATAGATTAGAGTTTAGTGCGGCAAACTTCGCACCAAGGGATTAGTTAGATGTTAAGTAAGAAATGCAAGTTGCACCTAGAAGAAGTAGGAGAGACACGTTGGCAACATTTTGCACATGCAATGTGGGTCTCTTGGCAATTAGAAAAAGCCGCTTACGCATGTTTTGTACATGCAGTGGCACCACGTTGGTTCACTACATACGCTAGTGATAAATGCAATGAAGTATTGCAATCGAGGAAAAAATAATGGAACAGTATAAAGGCAAGTTACAGTTAGTTAATACGTTTACAGAGAGTAGGCTGTTTAGAACAAAACAAAATCAAAATAAAACAAATGTAGATGATGCGGCAGAATTAGCATTTTCATACATGATGATTTTGAATATGTTTAATAAAGACTATGAATTTGCTCCGTTGGCAGGCGAGTACGCAGGTAGAACAATGGCGTTTCGTAACTTTGATTATTTTAGAACAAGTGCAACAGATTTATATGTAATGATTAATAGATTAATCGGCAAAGAAGTCAATGACGATGATCCAAGAGATAAGATTGCATTAAATCGTATTAGTCTAAAAAGACAAGAAGCGATACGATATTTAGACCATATAAAATCAAATAAGTCTGAATCAGGATTTGAACAAAGAATGTTACTAAGATTTCAAAGAGATTTAAACATACAAGATGGAATGCTTAAATCTATGAGAAGATTAATAGGTGATTGGGATAATTTAAGTCAAAATCAAAAAGCCCTAGTTACTACTAGAATGATGCAATATCTACGTAGAAAAGCAATGCGTAGTGAGTTGATGCCAGCGTTACAGAAGTTCCAAAAGCGTGGAAACTATGTAGTTAATGATAAAAAAGATACTAAAAAGAACATTTGGGACAGCCCAATTACTAAAGCAGGCGCGGCTATCGGTGCAATTTATGGTGCAGGTAAGCTAGGAAAGGCTTTAGGCAAGACTTCTTATCAAGATGGTCGTAATATTGGTGGAAAATTTCAATCCCGAGGCAAGTAAACGCCCCATTTTTTGCAAAAAATGATAAATAAAAGCATAGAGCAATACAATTTTATAATGCTCAGGATAATATCTATTTAGGAGAACTAAAATGGCAAAAGTACATGAAACATATTCAGCAGGTCAATTCCTTACTGGTAACTTAAATCACTTCACAGTGACAAAGACTGGTATGGCGGCAGGCGACATGAAAGCAGTAATCGAAGGTGCAGGAACACGTGCTACAGTAGTACTAGTTGGTGCAATCGATGGTAACGATGTAAGAATCGCAGTAGAAAACAATGGCGCATGGGATGCCGCTGGTTTAGACGCGGCTCTAGGCTCAGACTTTACAGTAGCCGACTTCGCATACTAATTTTTACCCCCCTGGACTTAACAGTCCAACCCACACTTTGCGTGTATTTAAAAAGACCCTCTATGAGGGTCTTTTTTTACCTCTAAATTACCTACAGTTTTGATAAATACATATAACAGAAATATAAATTTTATATTTGGAGAAAAATATGGCAAGAATACACGGAGCCGCTAGTGCTGGTGAAAACTTATCAGGTAATATAAACTTTTACACTTTATATGTAAAAGGTTTAGACATTACGTCAACTGAAAGCGTAGCAGACCAGACACAACAAAACTTTGATGATGTTATTAACTTAATTTCATTGGTTGCTCAACCAATCATCATGAATAATCCAATCGCAGTTACACTTGATGGGCTAGCACCGTCGTTAACAGGTTCAGGATTTTTATTTAAATTTGCAGTAGAGCATGGTAGAGTATTTGAAAGAAACGGAGATACAACTTCCGTTCTTAAAGAATTATTTGAAGGCGTAACTATTGATGGTGTCACATTAGCAGACACTAGTAATATTGAATACGTCATGTCAGACATACTATAATACTAGGAGTTTGTTTTGGATTGGATTGACTTAATAGAATCCAGAGTACAAACCACTACTTGGGATTTAGAAAAAGAAATTACAAAAGAGACAGTTGAAACTATTATGGATGAAGTCCATAAACGTTCAGCATCCAAACAAAATTTAGTAAGATACGAAATTCAAATATTCGATTGGTCAGATACAGATTTTAGAAATCATTTTAATGAACTTTGTATCAGAGAACCATATAAAACACCAGTAGAATATAATACTCAGGTCTTAGCACCTTGGTTAATCATATTAAAACGTAGAGAAGGAATACATTGGAATAGAGCAGGTGACCTTACTTCTGACTATCCTGATATAGATTATTCAACACAACTTTATAATAGGTTCGTACCAAGTGCTATGGAAACTGGCATAGCATCAGCTAACATAATACTATCAGCTAAAGCAAAGGGATTGGATACTGGGTATTGTCAGTGTTTTAATTGGAATTACGAACATTCAAATGTTATAAAAGAGAAGTTGGGTATAACTGACCCAAATGACGTATATGTATCTATAGGCTTAGGGCACGGTTCTTCACTAAAAAGAACACTCAATCTACATACAAATCAATGGCATAATACTTTTGCACATGTTGGAAGCATGTGGGAAAAAGAACCTAAGCCAAATAAAGAAGATTATATTAAATTCGCATAAAAACTTTCTGAATTAAAATGATAAATACAATCAATGGGATTATAGTTTCCCTAGTTTTGGAGTTAATATTATGGCAGGAATTGATAGTAAATTAGCACAGTTAGAGACAGAGAGTTTAGAAACTCATGTTGCTGTTGCACATGAACGATTTAAAAATCTGGATACAAGTATTGTCAGACTAGAAGGCATAGTTGAAAAAAATGCCGCTGAAACTAAAGAAGGTCTTTCCGAACTTAAGAAAATTATTATCTGGGCAAGTTCTACATTATTTGCTACAATGTTACTAGCATTACTTACTTCTGTTTTTGGTAAAGGAATGGGATTATAATGCAAGTATTTGAAGTTCTACAGCCAATAGAAGAAGCTAAACTAGTTTATGCTAGAAAAGGTAGACAGATTGTACGTAAGTATAGATGTTCATCTGGCAGATTAAAAGGTAAAACTGTATCAAGTCCGACATCTTGTTTTAAGCCGGTTGATATTAAAAAGAGATTTACTCTTGCAAGAACTAAGGCCAAATTAGGATCAAGACTAAAAAGAAAATCAGCAATGACAAGAAGAATGAACCCAGCAAGTAGACGTTTAAAAACGTTGAATAAAAGGTAAGAGGAGGCTATTATGGATTTAAAAAATAAGATTGAAAGGTCTATGAAAACAGAAAGTATAAATGATAAGATTGCCGACATTGCAGATTTAGTTGGTGAGAAAGAAGAAATTGTACGTGATAGATTAAAGACTTTAGATTTCAGACAGTACATTGAACTTGTTAAAGCAGTTAGAGAAACAGAAATGGAAACTGCTAGAAGTATATTAGGTCTTGGTATTGAAGAAGCAGAAGAATACTCAGACCAACAAATTAAGATGGCATTTGGAATTTTAAATGATCCAAGATACAAACAAGGCAATTACTCAGGTGCACATGCGGCTATTGAAAAAGTTGCAAAAGGATTAGCAAGTCACCCAAGTGTAGCAAATGCACTTAGACGAGCAAACGAATCAGAAGAACAAATTGCAGAAGCAGAATATGAGTATGATGGCAAAGTTGCACATATATCTCAAGATGAATTTAAAAAAGTACATAGTGATTTTAAAAATGATACACCAGGCGAAGAACGTATGGTTATTTTAGATCCAGAAACAGGCGGAACAATTTCAGTACTAGTACAATTTACTGATGTAAATGAATACAATCAAGGCGGAACAATGTCTCCGGGCGAAATGCGAGGAGCTCAAGCTCAATCACAAGCTCAATCAGGGCAAGATGCGTCCCCACAAAATAAAACTAAAAAAGCACAAGCAATGCAACGATTAGGTAAAAAGAATCTAGGTGGTGCAACTGCACAACAGGCGGCAGATGCATTAGATAAAGCAGGACAAGGCAAAACGCTTACACCAATTCAACGTAAAGCAATGGCCCAACAAGCGGCCTCAGTTGACCAGTTAGCGGCAGACCCAAAAACTGCAACACAGTTTAGAAATTTATTAAATAAACTGAACCAAGGGAAATAGTTTTATGAGATTACAAGAAGTTTTAGGCGGAATTTACGTAATGATAACTGAGGAAGAAAGCGATTTAGTGCTTAAATATTTCTCAGAAAATTCATACGTACATGAAACGCAATTATCTGACAGAGAACAGGTAGTTGCAGAAAGACTATCACACAAAGGCGTGATTGTACCTTCATTAAGAGGGTACAGGGCTGTATAACGGAGGACAAAATGACTGGACCAAGTAGAGCAGATGTAGGTGCAATGGCAAATCTTCTTAAAGCTATGAATGGCGATAAGAGTGGATTAAAAGCACAGGCAGAAGCAAGACAATCTCAGGGTGGGAACGAGACTGTAGATGTAAGTCCCGGTGTAAAAACTGCGGATATTAAAGCGATGGAAAACATTATGAGAAATTTCCAGAGTGCTACATCAAACGTTGCGGCAAAAGTTGCAACTACAATTAATGAATCAAAAAAAACCGAAAAAGGAGTACAGGTAGGTATATATTCTGTAGAAAAAACTCCCGACACATCATTTAATATTTTAGATAGCAGAACAAATGATACTCTATTTGAAGATTTGAGAGCATATGAAACAGCATATGTGATTGTACATCATTTAAATGAAGGTAAAAAGATTAATTCACAAGAGGTAACAAACGTTATTTCAACTAATGCAGTATTCGAAAAATTCTATTTCGATGCTTTACAGCATAAGAATACTTATAAACAAGCAAAGAAGCGTGGTGATTTCGGCAAAATGGATATTGCAGAAGCTAGATTTAGTAGAGCAAAAGCAGAAGCCTGGAACGCAAAAAAGCAAGTAAATGAGATATTTGAGGCTGTGTCTAATCAAAAACCACTAATTTAATTTAAAAAGATAAATACATAATATAAACACATATTATGTAATGGGGCAATTACCATGAGAAGTACAAACTTTTTTAAGACAGATACAATAATGATATCGTCAAAACTAAATGAGTATCTTAAGTCAAACTTTAACTATTCAGTTGAAGGAGATTTAAAATCATTAAGCGAGGCTAAAGATAAGCTGGAAGCGGCTAAAAAAGCAATGCGTTCAGACTATCAAAACCGTGAGTATGTAGAAACTATGATGATGCTAGAAACAGTAAAATCATTGTTAAAAGCACACAAAGAGCAATCACTAGACGAAGGTGGAAAACACAAGTATGTCAGTGATGCACAACGTAAAGCAGTTCACGCCAAGAAGGCCGAAGAAAACACTAAAACAAAGGAACCAAAAATGGAAAATACAGATAAAAAATCTGCCGAGGTTTCTAATGAAAATTTAGAAGACAGTCTTTTAGCACAGTTGAATAAACTACTAGAAGGTGATGCGGCTGAGGCTGAAATTACAATGGCGGCACGTGGTATCGTAGATGAACTACAAGACGTTATCGAAAAATTAGGCAAAATTCAAAACGACCAGATAGGACCACTATCTGATGAAATGGCTTACACACATGGACCAGAACAATCAGAGACATTTAAATCTTCTGTTGATTCAGCAATCTCTAGTTTACTAGATACGGCTCGTTCAACTAAAGATGCAGTAAATAATGCGGCTCTAGTTCTTTCAGGTGAAGCACCGGCAGGAGATATGGCACCAGCAGACAATGAACTTGGTGGCGATATGCAAGATGATATGGAAGATGATATCACGGCAGACCTAGCAGGTGGTGATGAGTCAGCATCAGGTGAAATTGATGAACCATTAGGCCGTGCAAAAAGAGACTAATAATGAAACTTTCAAGTCTGTTAAGTGAAGATGCAAACTACAATGCACAGATGCGTAATGATATAAATGCGTATCTAGTGAGATTAAAAGCAAATGATATTGGTACCGTTGGTACTGATATGATGGTTGACGAATTGACAGATATGGGGTACAGTGTTACTCCAGAAAGTTTAGTTGATATGTTAGCTAATAGCAAATATGTTAGCAAAGTAACAGTTGATACTATTGATTTAGCTGGAGCCCCATCCGGTAAAACTGATAGTGATGAAGACGGTGAGAAAGTTAAAAAACTTGCTATTAAAACAGCGAAGAAGAGGATAAAATAATGGGCTTAATTATTAAAGGCGAACACAAAATTATTTCTAAAAAAGAAATGCAAGATAAGGTTGCTCAGGAAATAGAAAATAACGTTCAAGATGGAACTGAAAAACTGTCTGATTCTCAAAAAGAAATTCGTAAAGAAATCGCTAGTGCAAAAAGACATCGTGAATTTATGCAAAGAGTTGCAGATAAGAAAGCGGTATCTACTAGAGAAGAACGTAAGATTGTTGAGAAAGAAGTTATCGAAACACCTGAGATTATTGTAGAAGCAAGAGCAGAAAAAGAAGCAGTATTGGCTTCTAAATCTGTATCACTTGCACAAAGACCAGATTTTGATTCAATGACTAAAAAAGAAATAGATATGTGGGCTGATGAAAATCTAGGTTTAACACTAGACCGTAGAAAAACAAAAGCTGATTTAATCAAACAAATCAACGAAAATCTATAAATAATACTTGCATTGTTTGAATTTTTGTAGTATACTATAAGTATGCTAAATGAAAAATTCAAATATGAACCAATGGAGCGTGTTAATGTAGATGGCTCACGCCATTATCAAACACCTGGAGGCAAGCCATTGCCAAGTGTAACTACAGTACTAGATGCACTTAAAGATAAAACAGCAATATATGAGTGGCGTAAAAGAGTAGGCGATGAAGAAGCAAATCGTATTATGAAACTTGCCACAGGCATAGGTACTCAAGTTCACTTACATGTCGAAAAATTTATACTTGATGAAGATAGACCAAATGGTACAAATCTTATTCATCAAATGTCAAAAGAATTATCAAACATTATTATTGAAAAGGGACTCTCAAACGTAGATGAAGTTTGGGGCACAGAAGTTCCTTTATACTATCCCGGATTATATGCAGGTACTACGGATTGTGTTGGCGTATGGAAAGGCAAACCTGCTATCATTGATTTTAAGACTACTCGTAAACCAAAAAAGCGTGAATGGATTGATGATTATTTTTTACAAGGTGCCGCATATTCAGCCGCACATAATGAAATACATGGAACAGATATCAAAACTATCGTAATCATGATGATTGGTTGGGATGAAGAAGCAGACAATAAAGGCAATTATCAAGAATTTGTTGTAGAAGAAAACGAATTTAGCAAGTATTCACTGCAATGGGCCAACAAGGTTCAAGAGTATTTTGATAAATACATGTAGTAACTAGGAGTTTTAGATGGCTACAACTAATGTTAAAATTTTACTAAGACGTGGACTAAGAGAAGAAATTAGTGCAGACACCCTTGAAACGGGAGAAATGGGATTTGCTTATGATACCAATCAATTATATGTTGGTATTGACTCAGCAATAAATGAACTTATATTTGACCCATTTGCAAATGCACAAGCAGTCGTACAGTCTTGGTTAGATAGTGCGGATAACCCAGAACCGGGACTAAAAATTGATGAAGATTTAGTTATTCGTCAAGTACAGGATGTGGATGCACTTATAGTCGCAATGGAAGGTTCAAGTACACCTTTTAATGTGCATGAGTATGCACGTGCAAGACGTAACGTTGAAGTCGTAACAGAAAACTCTTTCAATCAAATGTTCGCAGACCAGCATTTACAATCGCTAGATGCATCAACTGGTAGGCGTTCTAGTCTATTTAAAAAAGAATTAACAACAACAGCAGGTACATTTCTACGATACCTTAAAACCGATTGCACATCTTTCTTTGTTGATTACTCACTCAAACAAACAAACAATGTTAACACATATGTAAGAGTGGGACAAATAAAAGTAATTAATGGTGTCCCTCAAGGTATCAACCAAGTAAAACTTAGTGATGATAACACAGAAATCTGGCAAGATGATGGTGATAGTATCGCAGACGCAGATGAATTTTCAAATATTAATTTTACTGCGGAAATCGATGGTGATGATATAAAGTTCAATTATACACAACTTTCAGGATATCAGACAGAGATAAGTTTTACAGTTAAACGATGGACAATGTAATATGCAAGATAAAGCTACTTTGCTTTATGAGTGGCGACAAATTAGACTAAAACTACAAGAAAACTTCTCAGAAAAGCAATTACAAGAAACTATGGATTGGTTCGCTAGTCTAAAACCAGCAGTCCATGGATTTAATTATGACGATATGTACACTTGGCCAGATATATGGGAATATATCAATGAAGGTTGGTATACACTAAGTGGAAATGGACTAGCATCTTACTATACTTTAGATTTTGCTTACCCAGATAAAGATACTCAACTTTGGTTAGTACATGATATATTATATGGAGATATGTATTTGGTTACATATATCGATGGATACATAGTCAATAGGTCAGGTGGAAAACTATGTAAGTATGAAGAAAACAAAAAAGACTTGCATATCATGAAAAAATTTGATAAAATAGAGATTATTTCGACACTTAAGGATCGGAAATAAATACATATATAATTAACTACATAAATACGAGAAAGCAAATGTTAAAAACAAAACAATATAAAGAAGGCGATATAGTTACAATAGTAATGACTGGTGGACAGGAATTACTAGGGAAGTTTGTTAGCGAAAGCGGTACAGATTTTATCGTTAAAAAACCATTGACTTTGGTCTTTGGTAAACAGATTTCGTTTCAACCATTCACTGTTACAGGTGATAGTGAAGGCGAAGTTGTTCTACGTGACGATAAAATAGTTTCAGTTTTGAGAACAAACAAAGAAACAACAAAGGCATACCAGTCTGCAACAAGTGGATTAGTAACGCCGGACAAAGGATTAATTACGTAATGCCAGGAGCCGCAAGAACAACAGATGCAACAACTAACCACCCACCATGTGGGCCTGGTAAGTGTGATATGGGGTCTGATAATGTCATTATCAATGGACTAAATGCATTTAGAGTTACAGACAAAGATACACCGCATGGTAAACCTTTAGGTGATCCTCTAGTCTGTGTACCACATGTAACACCTCTTGTCTCAGGATCTCCAAATGTAATTGTTAATGGTAGACAATTAGGTAGAATTGGTGACCCATTTTCATGTGGTATCGTAGTAGCATCAGGTTCGGGCAATGTCATTATAAATGGTTAGGATTTAAATTATGGCTAGTGAAGCAGAAATCGAAAGACTATATCAAGAGTTTGTAAATAGAGGTGGAGGACAATTTACGTTCTCTAACGTAAACACTACGCCTGCTCAGTATTATAGTGCAACATCTTCTGCATCATTGACACCAGGACAACAAGCGGCTCTATTAGCAAAACAAGAACAATTTAACAGGCAATCTGCATTGTCAACTATTGCTAGTGAGTTAGCAGGAAACAATTTTTCTAATCCTTATATAGCAAGAGCCGATAATAGTACAGGTATTATTCAGAACTTTGCTTTAAATCCAACATTAGCAAACGTAACTGCATTAGCAGGTGCATTCGGTTCATTCAACGCAGTTGAACAGACAGCTATATTTGCCGGTATATTAGAACTTACTGGTGTTGATATGGGTAATGTAATTAAAATATTAGGTATAGGTGCATTAGGACTTGCATTATTTTCTTCTTTAAAAAATCACACAGCAGGACAAATGACAGACTTGCCAAAAACTTTATCAGATGCAAGTGCATTGGCAGGAATGAATTCACAGTTTGGTGAGCAAAAAGATAGTTGCTCATTTTTTAATGAGATACTAGGAGTATTAAGTGGAGCATTCGATGGTTCAATGGATTTCATTGATACTGCTTTCGAAAAGTTAAATGGATTTTTACAACAAACAGGTATATCAGGAATTATAGACCAAATCACAAGTGCTATTAGTGGTGCAGGTGGAATTATAGGTGATGTAATTAATGCAGTATCAGGTATTATAAATTCAGCAACATCAGTAATCAGTGGTGTATTGGGACAGATAGGAAGTCTAGTAGGAAAAGTTACAAATGCAATAGCAGACGTAGTAAATCAAATCGCAAAAGAGGCAGAAAAACTTTTAAATTTAGCAACAGAATTAGCTTCAAAGGCATTAGCTTTAGCAATGGCGGCCGCTTCATTAGACCCATGTCAAATGGCAGTCATACTTAATACAGGAAGTAATGATATGAAAGGCGCAGTAGATAAACTGACACAGCCTATGGATACACTTTCTTCTATTCCGACAACAATAGATAGTAGAGCCGATGCAGGTACAGTTATGAAAACTATGGACCAAGCAAAGCAAGAGGCATCACAGGCACCAGGCGTCCCACAGTCTCCATTTACTGATACTGCTAAACTACATCAACCATTAGATGCATATTTGCATAATCTGTTTAATGAAGTTACCGGTATATTTGGTGACACGTTTGATACGATTAAGAATGCAGTAGGTGGTTCTGTAGTTTCAACTGCATCTAGTACTGGATCACTTGCCTCATCTTCTAATGCAAAACCTAATAAACAAACAACGACTATATCAAGCGATGCGTGGAGACAATGGCAGGGAACTTTTTCAAATACATTATTAGGATTAAAAAGAGATATCAAACATCTTAAGATGTTTATACAACAGGCTATTAATACTAAAACATTCTCTACAGAAGAATTGAAGAAACAAGCAATCATACTTTCAGAAACATTAGCAGAAAATGAAACTGCGGTATCTGCCGAGTTAAAAAGTGCAAATAGTCAACTAGTATATGAATCAGATGGTAATAAGTTTAGAATTGATAGTTTAGAACAAAACAAACTAGCACTTTTAAATTCTAAAGTTGCACCACATACACAAAGATTAATAAATCGTGTACAAAGAAGTTACGCAGATTCAGTAACACAGTGGAATTCAATAGACCAGAATGTTAGATAATGATAGGCATTTTTGGTGATAGTTTCGCCCACGAATTTAATAATAAAGTAGCACCGGGTTGGCCAACCCATTTATCCAGACTATATAACGAGAAAGTTGAAAATCATAGTTGGTATGGTACCTCTTTATCTTATTCATATAGAAAATATTTAGAAACTGATGTATTGAAATATTCTAAATTAATTTTTATATGTACTGAGCCTGGACGTCAGCATCTTATCGATACAAACGGTAAAGAATTATTATATAATAATCAGACATGGAAAACATCTTATGATTTAAATTATCATCCTGAAATGCAAGAAAAGTTTGATATAAACGAAGACGATAGTACAAACAAACAAGTGTTAAAAGCGGCAGAATTAATGAATGCATGGTTTCCTGAAACTTGGAACTTTTTAGAAGAAGTTATAAAACGTGACGTAACAAGAACACACTCTAATTCTTTAGTTATGAATATAATGGATTTATCTAATATTACAAATTTAGATGTTAATGGAAATTTAATGATTGATTACATAGAATCAAAGGAACTAGGCAGAACATGTCATTTGAGTAAGAAACAAAACGTAGAACTAGCTGGATACATTAAAAGATATTTTGATAACAGATTTGATATACATAATACTTTTAATAATGTAGAAAGATATTACACAAAAGCAAACACATTGAATGAAGCAGGATTAATAAGAATATGAATACAACTTGGGTATTTGGAGAATCATCTGAATTTTCTAAAAAATTGATAGAAGAAGCAAACAAAAAAGATGATACTGTTTGTACATTTGGTAGAAGATGTACAGACTATAAAGATATAGCATTATTTCTTAAAAAGTATTATAAAGACCAACCAACAAAAATTATTATAAATGCTAAAACTGATTTTGAATTAGAAGATACTAGGCATGCAACAGATATTACCTTTAAATATATTACACCAATACAAACTATAAGTTTTCTTGCAGACATTCTTAATTTTATAGGGGAAAAGGCATCAGCTAATAGACTGCCTGTGACAGTTGTGTATATTACAAGTTCAGCTACAACAAACAGCAATCAAAGCCGTAAGACACTATGGCGATTAAGAGAATATATAGGGTTAAGACATATACAACAGGCGGCTATGTCAGCATGTGATACAAGATATATGCAAGTATTAGGGGTTAGTCCATCATATATGGACAACTCAAATATTGATTTATATTCGAAACAAGTAATAGATATATTATACAATCCACCAGAAGTAAGAAGAGGATTAGCTGATTTGCATTTCCTTGATAAAGGATGGATAAGTTTATACGGATTAAAATTTCATGAGTAAAGTTTGGTTATTTGGAGAAACATCTGAGTTTTCACAATCAATATTAAAAGAATTAAAAAATAAATCAGATGATATTCAAACATTTGGTAGAAGTAATATATCTTATAATGATCCTGTTATAGAACAGATTAATCTAAGTAAATTCCCACCCGATAAAATTATTATAAATGTGAATTTAGATTGGAATAAGGGTGAAATAAAATACAGTGATAGATGGGAAAAACCTTTAACAATTATAAGTTCTATTTCAGAATTATTGAGATATTGTTATATAGAAACATCTAAAAATATAACAGTAGTATATGTAACAAGTTCAGTAACAATTCAACCATTAAATGATAAAGATTTTATTAACTGGAAAGATTATATTTCTATACGACATACTCAGCAAGCCATGTGGTCTGCATATGATTCAAAAAAACTTAAAGTATTAGCAGTTAGTCCTGCTAATTTAGATGATAATAATAGAAAAAAGTATGCAGAAAGATTAGTAGAAATTGCTTATAATCCACCAATAGATAGAAAATCTATAATAGATTTAAGTTGGTACGGTGGATGGAAAAACAATGGTTACGAAAAAAATGAATGGCGTAATCTTTACGAAATTGATAAATAGATATATGCGTATAGAAGAAATCATAAAATCTGTAGAAGAAGGTATTAATGACCCTCATATATTTAAAGCAGTATTCATGGCTGGCGGCCCTGGTTCAGGAAAGTCATTTGTTGCTAAAAAGTTCCTTACAGGAACAGGTTTAAAGATGGTTAATTCAGACGAAATATTTGAACACCTAATGAATAAAAACAATTTACCATTAGAACCAGATACTATTGTTTCGCCACAAGGTAGAGAACAAAGAGATAGAGCCAAAGTACTAACACAGAAACGTAAAAATACTTATATTGATGGACGTTTGGGTTTAATTATTGACGGTACTGGCAAAGACGTAATGAAGATTGGTAAAATTAAAGAAGAACTAGCAAAAATCGGTTATGATAATATGATGCTATTTGTTAACACAAGCGAAGAAGTAGCACAGGATCGTAATACTCAACGTGCAAGAAGTATCCCAACAGAACTAGTAACAAAAATGTGGAAACAAGTACAAGATAACATTATGAAGTTTCAACAAATGTTTAGTGCAGGACGTTTCTTTGTTGTTGATAACTCTGGCGGATTAGAAGATCCAGAAAGAGCAGAAAATTTTACAAAAGTTAATAAGTCTATTGATAAATTTCTTATTCAACCACCAACTAAGCGTCAAGCTAAACAGTGGATTGAAGACCAAAAAGCCAAACGTTCAAGTTAAGGCTTGACATTTCCCAACAAATATAGTATTATAGTATATAACTTTAAAGGTGAATAATGGCTAATAGTGTAATCGAAAACTTTCAAAACTATCGTAAAGATATTGACATGGAGTTTATACAAAAAACTCATGTACATTACTGTACACCTTGTTATGGTGGACAAGTGACAGAACCTTACTTCCGTAGTTGGACTAGGGCACATATGATGTTTACAAAATATCAAATACCTTATTCAGTTACAACAAGTGCAAACGAATCTTTAATATCAAGAGCAAGATGTCATATGGTAGCTTACTTTATGGCAAACCCAAAAGCAACACACATGATGTTTATTGATGCTGATATTAACTTTGATTCATTAGATATATTACATATGTTGCAACATGATAAAGACATTGTTGTAGGTGCATATCCAAAGAAAGATTTAGATTGGCGAGGAATAGAACGTAAAGTTTTAGGAGGTCGTGCAGATACTTTGGAACAGATACAACGAGCAGGTGCCAATTATGCATTAAACTTTGATTGGGAATTACAAGAAGATAATACACGTAAAATAAAAGCTAAAGATGGTTTAGTAAAGTTGCGTGATGCGGCAACTGGATTTATGTTGATTAAACGAGAAGTAATTGAAAAGATGATTGCCTCATATCCAGAGTTGTATTTTGAAAATGATTTAAATTTAGATGAAGAATTTGCTAAGTGGACTTATCTGTTTTTTGATTGTATGCATGAACAAGATACTAAAAGATATCTATCAGAAGATTATGCGTTTTGTCGTAGATGGCAAGCATTAGGTGGAGAAGTTTGGTTAGACCCACTAATCAATTTAGACCATATAGGACATTTTACTTTTTCTGGAAATGTCGGTAAAATATTTCAACACGATTCTTCAATCGAGGATGATACATAAGAAATAAAGAGGGCCTAAGCCCCCTTTAAGTTTTACTCACCGTTAATGAATTTTAGTTCTTCATCTGTATAAGGCCACATAGTATTTTCCTCTTGTTGTTTAGTTCGTTTAGATTTTTTATCTAATATTCCTCTACCAGAGTCATCAGATAAAAATATTGTTGATATCAATAAAGTAATGACAGCCGTTTTAATGAACTTAGGCTATCTCCTGGTCATCACACATCAAACTTTTTGCTTGTTTGTGATAACCTTGTCTTGCTAATTCACTTGCCGCTCTCATACGACCAATATGTTCAAACCATATCATAAATCTTTTAAACATTACACCCACCCTTTTAAATTCTTATTCATTAAAACTCTTTGTCTGCGTTCTAAATCTTGCAAATCATGTGAGTTTGCAAGGTAATCATACTCTATTTGTGCCTGTGTTCTAGGTCTTATTACATTCCATACTTTTTTTACTAACTTAATCATTAATTTCTTTTCGCCTTTACATTATTGTGCACCGCACCGATATTCTTTGGTCCAACACCTGTTTGGATCATTGTGTCATAGGCATATTGCCAATCTTTTTTGTACTCTGTTTTAGCCCATGTTTCGAATTCTGCTTCTCTACGACCTGGTCGGGCCGCAAAAACACTCATAAGGCCATTGAAAAAATTCAACGTCATTTTACGTTCTCCGTATTAAATAAATTTTTGTTATGCTTGAGGACAGCAATACCCTGAGTCTTTTCTCAGTGTCAACGGTCTTTCCCAGTCGCCAATACAAAATAGAACTTTTGTATCACTTATATTTATATAAATATAACAGAAAAAACAAGGGAAATACAGTGTTTTTTAGACATTCCCGGTATGTCTAAAATGCAGGGCTTGTATATAAGTTGCATAACTTCACAACATAGTCAAAATAGCTATTGATTTATTGTATTAAATGTGTTATCATTGTTATGTAATATTACAAAAAGGAGATATAATGCCAAAAGTTTTGTGTGCAAAATATAATGAAGAATTACCCGGATTAGAAAAGGCACCTTTTCCTGGAGAAGCAGGAAAACGGGTACTAGAAAATGTTTCAGAAAAAGCATGGAATGAATGGTTAAATTTTCAAACTATTCTTATTAATGAAAATAGATTAAACCTAATGGACGAAGGCGCTAGAAAGTTCTTATCAGATAATAGAGATAAATTCTTATATGAGCCTGGTGAACTTGCAATGCCTGAGGCTTATAGAGATCCTAATATTCCTGATTTGAGATAGAAAGAAAGTAAAATGCATTTAAGTATTATTAATAAAGATTATCCTGTATGGGAATTAACTGAATTTGATTTGCCAGAATTAGCGACAGACAGTCTATTAGATACTAGTGTAGCAAATGTGTTACAAAATAATAGTAAACGTGAACCTAATCATTTAGATTGGGATAATCCAACTCACTTTCATTTTAAAGAACGTTGGTTTACACATACTAATAAAATACAGAAGTATTTAAAGTCTGAACGTGCATATGAAGAATGTACTGAACTATTACATATGTGGCCTAATAGATTTGAAAGGTTTGAATGGGGACAGGGTGAAAAGTCAATACAAATAATTCATGATAGGTCTGGATTTAAAATGACACCTCACATAGATAATAGAATGGTTATTGGAGTAGTAATTATTAATTTGCAAGATAACCCAAAAGATTCGGGAACTACATTTCATAAAGAACCAATAGTTTCTAGTCCATGGTATAACGGACCAACAAAAAAGGGAACAGGTGTATTCTTTTTAAATAATTGGAATTCGTGGCACAGTATTGAAAACAACGGTGATGATAGACTTATTGCTTATGATGTAATGCCTTTAAGTAATATGTTTTCTGGACCATTCTCAGGATGAAGAAATTAGTTTGGAAAGTACATCTAACAGCATCAGATGTTAATGCTGGTGGGACAGTTAGTGGTGGTAGATTATTTGATATGGCAGATGTTTCTGCTTATACAATGATTAATGAAACGTTTACTAGTATTAGACCAGATTTGTCAGTTGTAACAAATGGTGCAAATGTAAAATTTATTGCGCCTGCACATGCTTATGGATTTGTAGAATCTTTTGCAGAAATAGTTGAAGTTACTCCCGCAAAGATAAATGTACTTATTACTATGAATTATAGACAAAATAAAAATTTAGATTGGTATAAATGTTTTGAGGGCATATTCAGTTTCACTTGTTTAAATGCTGATACTCGTAAAGTTTATAAAATGACAAAAGAGGATATGAATGAAATTCAAAGCTAAAGTATTAGTAACAGGTGGCGCAGGTTATATAGGCACAGAATTGGTTAAACAATTACTTGACAATGGATATGATGTAACAATATTAGATAAAAAAGAAAAGCCTGAATTAACTAGTAGAGTAAAATATATTCAAGGAGATTTACAGAATGCCGCACGTTGCGTTATGGCATGTGCAGGTCAAGAATTTGTTATACACCTAGCGGCTAAACCTCGTATACCAGAGAGTTTTATAAACCCTGATGAATATTTTGATAATAATGTTACTGGTACACGTAACATACTAACAGCCGCAAGTGCAGTTGGTGTAAGAAAGTTTGTATTTGCTAGTAGTAGTTCTATCTATGGTAATAATCAAACACCTCACAAACCGTATCATAAACCTGATCCACTAAACTATTATGCAATGACAAAAATATTTGGTGAGCATTTGTGTAAACAATATAAAAACATGTTTGGATTGACATATAACATATTACGTTTCTTTACAGTGTATTCAGAAAATCAACCAAACTCTAATACTGGTGGATTAATGATAGGTAAATTTGGTAGACTTGCTAAAGAAGGAAGTCCGCTAACAATACACGGAGACGGAGAATATAAAAGAGATTACATACATGTTTCTGATGTAGCAAAAGCATGTATTTCAAGTATTGAGTCAAAAGTAAAAAATGAAATATTTAACGTTGGAACAGGAACTAATATTTCAGTTAATAAAGTAGTAGACATTATAAGAGAGTTTAAAGATGTTAATGTAACACATGAAGAAAATCCAAGAGGTTATGCAAAAGATACATTAGCTGATGTAAGTAAAGCAAAGAAATTATTAGGGTGGGAAGCTAAAATCAATCAAGTAGAAGGAATAAGACAAACGTATAAGGAGATATTTAATGAACAAACCGATTGAACCTATTAGAGAAAAATTAGATGAAAAGATTAAACAACTTAACTCTAGTAGAGTATTTAAAAAGGTTACACCTAAATATGATTTATCTTGGTACGTAAAATGGGTTGCATCTGTATTAATATTGATTGCAACTTGTGCCAGAGCAACAGGCACTATCCCACAAGTAGATTTGTGGTTTGGATTATTTGGGACAATGGGTTGGTTTTGGGTAGGAATGTTATGGCATGATAGAGCATTGATAATGCTTAATGGTGTTCTTATTACCTTAATTTTTTCAGGTCTTTTAAATTTCTATTTTGGTGTTTAAATATGTATTGGGTATGGTATAGAAAATTAAGAAAAGAAGGATATTCTTGGTGGAACTGTTTGCTATGGGCTAGATATAATAATAAATACTACGACCAAGATGGAAATTATAAATGAGAAATGTAACAGAATTGTATTGCCTATCTGATGATATTAATAATTTCATTGCACATATGGTATTATATAATGAGACAACTAATAGTCTAATCTTATCTCAAGGCAAATGCTTGAAAGAAAAGTCTTCATTTATTTTCATTAAAGATAAGCAAGAAAGAAAGATAAAATTACATTCTGATATCGGACTTAGAGCCGATGATTGTTGGAACTGCGGAGTTGAGTTAGTTAATTCTTATAGACGCCTAGGGTATTCAGGCAATAAGTGGTATTTAGATAAATTAAGACATGATTATCCTCGGGCTTGGGGAATGTCTCAGGCTTTCCTAGCAGGCAAGCATTTATGGGTTTGTGAATTTGTTGAAAAGTATAAACTTAAACCGGGACATAAAAGTAGACTTGCAGTAGTAAATGACTTATGGGAAAATATAGGGCTATATGACATATCAAAGTATTTGTATACATTTATGGGCTTTGAAGAAGAAATGGATAAATGGATTACTAACTGTATCAAGTTACGATATATGCTTATTATGAATGCAGGTATAGATCCAATTAGTATAACATATTATCATCCATTGGTTCATTTTAAAAATCTTAAAATTCCAGCTGGAATAAATTTTAAAACATTGACAATTAATACAAATAAAGAAAAAGATACAGAATTGTATGCTGATACATCTATAGATTATAAAGATTTATTTATTGAACCAAAATCAGAAGCTATTAGAGAATTATACAAACATTTAAGAAATGAAGAAACATTTGATGCTAAACCTAATTACATAGTTAGTAAGTTTAAATCTTATCATCTTATAAGTTTAGGATTATTAGAAGATGCCAAAAAGTGATAAACTAAAATTACTCATAATAGGACCTGGCGCGGCCAGTAATTTTATTAGTTCAAGAATAATAAGTGCAGATACAATACAAATCGATTCAGATACTAATGAATATTATAATGTGAGAGACTACAGTGAAATGACTGATTCAGCATTATTAGATTATATCAATAAAAATACAGTTAAGAAACCACACACTATTCATAGTTTAGAACGTGTTGCTAAATTATTAGATTCATTTGATTGGGAAACAGGAGAGCATAATTCTACTGTGCAAGGACATGAATATACTATCGCAGTAGAGAAAATTAAAGAATCGTGGGAAACATGTGAGCATAACAGAATGGCAGTTTTTTGGCTTGAATCACTCTACAAAGGCATGTATCAGTTTAAAAATATTAGTAAGCATATTGATATTTTAAATAATGCTGATTGGTGGAAAGAAGCAGAGAGATTCATATTTGATTGGCAAATTGCAGGATGGTCAATGCACTATAAAGAAGATAGTAAGTTGCATTCTATCGAACATTATTTAAGTAAAAATGAAAAAATAAATGATAAAATGGCAGAAATAGTCAACATAGGGGTGTTACATGTAGACGGAACTACTACGTCCTTTATCACAGATATACTAAATATGAAACATATGTCTGAGAATATTAAAAATAATTTACCGCCGGTATCTACATCATTGCGTCCAAATACATATGAAATGGGCTGGGCTGATATAATATTTGATTATAAGAAGTTGTTCTTTTATAATGATCCTAAAGAACTATATAATTTATTTAACTTTTTTGATAAGGGTAAATACTTTAAAGATAATGAGAAAAAAGAAATAAACGCATTTCGTGATTACCATATAAGAAACGTAAACTATTATGTTGATAATTGGGAACAAATGAGCGAGGAGGCTAAATGACAGTTTTAACACTGATTGATGAAACAGACAAAAGACTAAGACAAGTATGTACTAAACACAAGATAGATGATGCTACAGAAAAGCTAGTATATGATATGATTGTAACTATGCAAGATAATGATGGTATTGGTCTGGCGGCACCACAGTTAGGTGTTATGGAACAGATATTTGTCATAGGCCATAAAGATGCAGGGTTTGTTGTTTGTATAAACCCAAGTTGGACTCCAACTACAGATGCCAAGTTAGAAAAGTTTGTAGAAGGCTGTTTAAGTTTTCCGCATTTAGCATTGAATATAGAAAGATATAATCAAGTACATTGTACATTTACTAATTTGCAAGGTGAAATACAAACTCGTTTATTTAATGGAGTATGGGCTCAAGCAGTACAGCATGAACATGACCATTTAATGGGTATAACATTTGATAAAAGAGCAAAGACAAGTCAACTAAGCAGAGCATTAGCAAAACGTAGAGAGAAATTAAAAAGAATTCAAAAGAGAAGCAATGATTAATGGACTATTCTAACTATACATTATTAAGTGTAGGATGTAGTTTTACATTTGGGCAGGGCACTATTGCTGATTATAAAGGTGGACCCAACGAAAGAAAAGTTTGGCATAAAGCATGTAATGAACTTTCTTATACTTCACATGTTGGTAAACGTTTAAAGTTTAAAAAGGTTGTTAACTTAGGTACGCCTGCAGGTAGTAATGAACTTGCATTACTTAATATGAATACTTGGTTAGACAGAAATAAAGGCGAGAATGTTTTTATATTATTCAGTTTAGCTGATCCACAAAGAGAAATATTCTTTCCTAAAGTAATAGGTTTAGGTGATACTACTACTCCTAACAGTAATGGACTAGAAGTATTCAATTCATCACATCCGCTTGGCATTTCAAAAAAGGCACTGGAAGTGTTTTATACAGAAATTAATACTGAGGTTACTATGACATTTAAAAACTGGTTATTTAGAAAGCAACTAAGTTCAGTATTGAAGTATAGAAACTTACCACACTTAGTATTTCATTCATTTGATCCTATGGATATCAGAATTACTAAACTAAGAAAGCAATTTAGAATGGCCCAAGGATCAACACATTGGCATGATTTAGATATTATACCAAACTTTGTAGAGTGGATGAAAACAATAGAAGATGAACCTACTTTTGATAACTATCTAAGTATTAATCGAATTAATGCTCTTAGTAAAGATGTATTTGGAAAAGCAATCAATAAAGATATATACAAAATAGAAGACTACTTACATACTGTATGTAAGACACATAAAGAAGCGTTTTTTAAAGACCGTGATAGATATGCAGTAAAGCACCATATGTCATGGCATGACGGTAGTCATTACAATGCAACCGCTCAGAGGATACTGGGACAGCTATTGGTATCACAAATAGCACAAAAATAACTAAAGAATCAACTAAATACAATAGGGTATGGTATTATATTATACCCTAAATAAGGAGATTAATATGATGAAATGGATAAAAGATAGAACCAAAGAAAGAACATCATGGGATGGTGCAGTTTGTATTGCACTAGGACTTATGATTTTATTCATGGCTCCATTGGCAAAAATAGCGGCAGGCCTTGCCGTTGCTTGGGGAGTTTGGACAATCTGGAAATCAGAGTAAGATTGTGAAATTTTCTGTATGACACCTTAGTTAATCTTTGGTGTCATGCACAGAAACATACCTAGAGATAGTAACTGTATTCGATGGTTACTTCAAAACTATAGTAAATCATATGAGGCATTAATTGGAAAATACTATACCACCTAGACTAATACTCTTGTCTGAATTTTTAGACCAGGGCAAACGAAAAGAACAAGAAATAAGCTACTACGAAAAGGAACTAGCAAAGATTACAGAAAAACTATATTGGCTACGTAGAGAAAAAGATTTAACAGAAACAATTATCAATATAATCACCCAAGAAAAAGTTGTCGATATTAAAGAAGAAATGGAAAAAAGATATATAGAAGAAAAAGAAAGTAAAGAAGAAAGCTAGAATATAGGGGAATCATTTGAGTACAATAAATAACATAGTCAATTTGCAAGGCATAAGTCAAAATATGCCTTTCAATACTATCACATTTCCCAACAGTGAGAATATTAATCCTCCTGTTAAGAAAGAGGCGAGAAGGGTCGTAGAACCTTCTACGAGAAACGATGTAAGTATGGAACTACTTAGACAATGGCATGAAAAGAGGTATGTCTTTCAAATGATTTTACATGATGAAAGACTTAGAGCATATGTTAATGATGAAATTGAGCAAGGCAGAATTGTGGATATTGAGGTAAAGTAATGTTATTTTTATTCTATCTTACAGTTAGCTTAATCGTTACCTCAGGATTAATTATATATTTCAGAGAACATTTAAGAAAACAGATTGGCTGGTATTTACTAGGAATGATAACGTTTATGGTCGTTACAAATTTTAGTGAATACTGGTGGATGATGTTTATAAGTTTGGTAGTTTTTCTTCAAGTTCCACCATTTAGTGTTGAAGAAAAACTACTCAATAAGGCCGCTAATTCGGACAATAGGTTCAAGAGGTGGCAACGGAAGAAAGGTAAATTAGTGCAATTTCTAGTATATATTTTAGGATTAATACTAGCGAGTGCATTTGTTACTTGGCTTGCGGGAGATGGAAATATCCATTTCATTTTAGTAGGATAGCTATTGACATGTCAATACAACCTATGTTATAATACAGAATATGATGCACAATTCGTGTGTTTTATTGTTTAATAAACTTAAGGAGGATGTAATGAAAACATCAATTATTGGACTGCTAGTCGCAGTCTTTTTTTCTGCAAACGCAATGGCAGAAGAATCAAATGTAACAACAAATATCGATTGGTCTTTAAAACTTGAAAGACAAGTAGAAGCACAAGCCAACACAGGCGAACTAATGGGTACTATGGCTGTTTTTGGACTAGACGTATCAGCAGGCGGTCTATGGAATATTGACAAAACAGGTGAAGACTTTATTGACATGAATAAAATTATGTTGAATGCAAGTCGTTCATTGTCTGACAATGCAAGTGTCTATATAAAGAATGATTTTGATACTGATTGGGATAGAACTGAGTCAACTATTGGTCTACAGCTTACATTTTAATTTGTTGACAAAAACACCACTATAGTGTATAAATATAGATGTTAACGTTGAAGCAACGTAGACACATACTGGACTGGGGGGCAGTACCCCACAGCTCCACCATAATTACTTTGTAGCGTAAAAACTACAAATTTACGGCATAGAGTAATTATGATGGGGCTGATATAGGATCGACAGGTGTGAAAGTGAAGTGGAGTTGACCGAGTGACTTCGTTATTGGTCAAAAACTATAATTGCAAACGCAAATTATCAGCCAGAAATGGCAATGGCGGCCTAATTTAGGCACGTAGGGGTTGGTGACTTACCTGGCAACAGAAAAGTCATGTTTTATTTAGGAGTGGGTATTAATATCATATGGCATATGTAGTTACAGAGGATTGTATCAAATGTAAATACACAGATTGTGTAGAAGTTTGTCCAGTTGATTGTTTTTATGAAGGTGAAAATATGCTTGTTATTAATCCAGATGAGTGTATTGACTGCGGAGTATGTGAACCGGAATGCCCGGCAGAAGCTATAATACCCGATACGTCCCCAAAATTTACACAACGACTATATGATATCAATGATAAATGGTCAAGAGAATGGCCAGTCATTACAGAACAAAAAGACCCCTTACCGGATGCTGATAAACTAAATCCAGCTATGGGATACACAGAAGATAAAGTAAAGTTGTTAGACGAATATGACTGATGAGACTGACCATCTATGGCGTGAAGCGCCTCACTGGTATCACTATAATTTAAAATCTTTTGAACATTATCTTAAGATAACAAAACTTGCAGATGCAGATGCAAATCAAAAGACTTGGGCATATTGCGGAACATTAAAAGATGTATGGCATAATCTTTTTGGATTTGATGAAGATGGTATTCGTGCTAACATACATGGTAGTATTGTAGAAATTATAAATGAATTATTTTCTAAAAGTAATAAAGTTTGGAGTAATGAAGATTGGCTTACTACTGAACATTCACGTGATGATTTATTAACTAAGCCAAATGCTTTTTATCACATATTAGAAGAATTAAGAAGTGGAAAAAAGATATATGACCCTATAAATTTAGTATGGTTTCCTGATTGGTTTATGCCTGGTATAGTAGAGCATCAACAACCTATAAAACCTGTAACTAAATTTCAACCTAAATTTAAAACAGGCGTTGCACATACAAGATGGTTAGCTGAGTTAAGTGATATGCGGTACATATGTTTTAATGATGATATAAGTGCAGGAAGATGGCAATTACATCCCGGTAATACAAGAATGCAGTTAGCAAATGTATACGACGGTGTAGTAAATTGTATTATAACAGATTACTCAAATGGTTATATAAAACAATTTTACCCAATGATTGATGAACTACACTTACATGATTTTAATGTAACAAATAGAAGTTTATCATTAGGTTGGACAGGAAAAAACGGATATTGTCCACGTTCAATCAATAGCACAATATCTCCTAAAAATGTAATAGCTAAATATAGAGAAGTACAAGGATCTGCTATAACAGTAAACTTAGCGAAACCTACTACTTATATGCCTCCTCGTTGTTTTGAGAAGATAGGCAATGAAGTAAAAGTAAATGGTAGCACAGTACTCAGAAATAATAATGGACTTTGGGAGTTAGTATTATGATAATGACTAAAAAAGATTATGGTTATCCTGTTTGGATAGTAGATGATGTGTTTGTATCAGGGCTTGAAGATAAAGTATTGGCACAAGCTAATGATTTACCATTTGTACCAATGGTAGGCAAAAGAACAGACAAGACAGGTAAAAGAAATTGGATGAATCAATATACAGGCAAAGATTGGCAAGCATTTGAAGAAGTGTGTCAATATTTTGATAGTACATATATGAAAGAAAAGTTTAGTAAGGTATGTGAAAAAGACTTTACTAAATTAGGTACAAGAATAGAACTATGCAAAGATGCAAAAGGAAGTTGGTTACATAATCACTTTGATGATAAAGCAAAGCTATTTACTTTACAAATCTATTTAACAGACACAGACACAAGTACGAGTTTTATGAAGAAGGATACACCTGCTAGAAAAAATTCAGGTTGGTTTTTTGCAAACACAGGAACTGAACTACACGGATTAAGTGCATTGACACAAGATAGAATAAGCATTATTGTAAACTATTGTGATGAGTCATGGATAGATAGGTCTGTAATTGTATGAAATATAAAAACAGTAACCAGAGGACTAAAGACTATCTAGCTAGGTTTGATAAAAATAAAGTTTTACAAAATTTGGTTGGTACTGATACTCCTATAATTATAGATATCGGTGCTAATATTGGACAAACTGTAGAAAAGTTAAAGACTATATGGGAAAAATCAGTAATACATTCTATAGAGCCTTTGCCGGACGCATATGAAGAACTATACTTGACAAAAGGTAAATTACCCGGTGTTTATGTATATAATACCGCTATTGGTTCAATAAATGGTTGGCAAGAATTTAATGTTAACAAACATCAACCTATGCTCAGTGGATTTTATAAATTGAATTCAGATAGTAAAGATAGTATTGCTATCAACAAACCAGAGAAAGCACATAAGAATTTCTTACAATCTGAATCTATGCAATTTCCAGTGACAACGCTAGATAGATTTACAAGTGAAAATAATATAGATAACATAGATATACTTAAAATGGATGCTCAAGGAGCCGAACCAGAGATATTAGAAAATGGAATTGAAACACTAAAGAATACCCGAATCGTTCTTACTGAATTGTCATTTTATGACTTATATGAAAAGCAGTGTAGTTTCTACGATATTGAGAAAACGTTGATTCCCTTGGGATTCGAACTATTTGATATCGCACATATCAGCAAAAACCCAATGAATGGTCGTACAGATTGGGCAGATTTAATTTATATCAAAAAAAATTAAAAAAAGACTTGACAATACCGAATCATTATGCTATATTAATAACATAAGCATCAGAGAGTTTAGCGACTTAATGATTGTAGTGCAAGGAAGAGGCCTTTACCAGAGGGTCGAACTTGACTAGCTAGGGGTGGTACCCAGGTTCAAAGCTGAGAGGCCAAGAGTCACATCGCTCTACCGAGCGGAACTAGGTTCCCTTATTTCAGATGGTATCTGTGTTATGGGGTTGTAGGTATAACCGAATCCTACCTACTTTGCTTATATTTTATGATTGCAATACCAAGCAATCAAAAATTAAGAGACGGTTGGCAAACCATATTTTTACTCACTTTCATTCAGCCAACTGTCTCTTTTTTTATTTCCCTAACTTATCTAATGCTGAAATCATTCTAGTCATACCGATTCCGCCACCTACTCTTGGGAAGAAATCAAACTCTAAGAATTTTTCTAGTTCTGCTTCTACTCTTTCTTTAGAGAATAGTTTGTATAGTAATTCTGAATATTCACCATTTGCTATTGTGTGAAAAGTATCTCTCATCATTGCTACATCACATGAACGTTCTGCGGATCCAATAGTTTCCATTCCACCTAATATTACATCTATTTTCTTACTTGTAGCTCCACCTTCATTTCTACTCATATTCCAGAACGGAGATGTCATTTCAGGAAAATCTGTAATCATCGTTGAACCGAATTCTTCAAACATTTTAGTTTCGTGTTCTGCTTCCATTTCTATTGTTGGTTCTAAGTTATAGTGCTTTTGCCAATCAGCATATGTTCTTTCTTCTGGTTTAGAAAACATTAGATATTCACATAATTCATATTCCATCTTTTTCAAATCATCAATGTCACCTGGCATTTCAAATTCAAACATTGGGAAGATTATATCATGTCTACCCGGAATAGCATTTGGTTCTTGTCTATAGGACGTGGAGACACAAAAAAAGCCCTTACTATCGGGCTTAGAGAGTAATTCGTGTTCTAGCCACATTTGGCCTGTTTGGGGAAGTGGCCAGACCTGGTCTGCATAGTTATATGTTGCTACATTGAACGGGTCTTCACATGCCGCTAATATAGATAATCTGTTTTGGGTATGGACTTCTAAAAATCCTTTATCCAAAAAAAATGACCTTAAAAGGCCAACTGTTCTTGTAAATTTATCCGGAGATATTAATTGTGTCATTTTCTTTTCCTTTTTGTTATCCAAAAAAAAATATAGCCAAAAAAAATTCTGGTATTCGTTTTTTGTATTGCTTTTATTTATCAAAGTTATCAACAACACAATTAAAAATTGTATTGATTTATGTTTAATTATATGTTATCTTAATAAATATGAACGTAACAATGGTGTTACTCCCAGGCAATAGTCGAGCCTGGTTCATTATGTGAGCAACGTGGTAAAGACGTTAAGCAGAAAGAGATAAAAAATGGACGCATTAACTTTATGGATGGCAATAGGATTTCTATTTGCCGCATATTCAGTAATCGCAAACGATTCAGTACAAACTCTTGGTACTTGGATTGCATCAAATAACGAAAAATTTAATTGGAAGATAATGTGGGGAGCCGCAAGTTCGGTACTGCTTTATACTTTGTGGTATGGTTGGTATACTAATGGCGGAGATATTAGTTACGGACGATTAAACAAAATTCCATTTCAAGAAATACAATGGTATCATGCCGCCGCACCAGGCTTACTATTGATATTAACAAGAATAGGTGTACCAGTGAGTACAAGTTTCTTAGTGCTAAGTGCATTTGCTAGTACATTTGTATTAGAAAAGATGCTAGTCAAATCAATGATGGGTTATGCAGTTGCGGCTGTGGCGGCTTATATTATTTGGATAGGAGTTACTAAGATACTAAACGAAGCAAAGCCTGTTAAAGAAGAACACAAGAAAGCATGGCGTGTAGCACAATGGGTAACAACAGGCTTTTTATGGTTCACTTGGCTATCACATGACATGGCAAATATTGCAGTATTCTTGCCAAGAGAAATACCTTGGGACTTAATGGTGCTAGTAAGTGCAGTGTTTGTAATAGGACTAGGATATATGTTCCGTGAAGGCGGAGGTAAGATACAAAACATTGTAATTGAAAAGCACAACACAAGATATGTACGTTCAGCAACTATTATTGATTGTGTATACTTTCTAATACTATTGTTCTTTAAAGAAATAAACGATATACCTATGTCAACAACATGGGTGTTTGTAGGTTTACTTTGTGGACGTGAACTAGCTATGGCAACTATGACAGGCAAAGAAAAGTTTAAAACAGTATTTCCTTTGATTACTAAAGACTTTATCAAAATGATGATAGGTTTGGGTGCATCAGTAGGTGTAGTTTTAGCAATTCATTATGTAATTGTACCAAATGGGTTACACTAGATAAATAACTTTATAGAACACAACTAATAAGTACGACCAAATTTATAAGTATGTCGGACACTGCGTAACACATTCTGACATTCCACATAACAATTTTTGGAGCCCATTCTTCGGAGTGGGTTTTCCATTTGTATCTGTGACATAAATGATAAATACATATATGCGTTATTCAGATATCATAGAAGGCAAACTTACAGGAGGGGATCTTTTAAAGGATCGTCAAAGGTTAGCCAACTTTATTAAAAAATACGAAACAGGTCAACCATTCGTAGCAGTGGGTGGTGACACTCCTACAATTAAATTAAAAAAAGATGATGAAGTTTTAAAAGATTTAAAACAAGGTATTTTTCCTGCATCATTTGAAACAGTAGATGGCAAAATAATAAGACTTTCAGGCTTAGAAAAAACAAGTGAGTTTGGAGGCAGAGGCGCTGGATTTTCAACACGTGATGAAGATGCCGCACTTGGTAGTATTAATCAAATGTTTGCAAAATTAAAAGGTAATGAATCAGAAATACCTTTGGTTATAGGTAACAGAACAGTTAATGTTGCTAAGTTTGTTACAACACGTGGAACACCTAAATCTGATTTTCATGCAGTGGATGCCTCAGGCAATGAAGTTGCTTGGGTATCTCATAAAAAAGGTTCTAAAGCAAAAGATTTTGGACAATGGGGTGGGGTATCGGATAGAGAACTTGCTATTGTTTATAAACATGCACCAGAAATTAAAGATGAAGTAGATTCATTTGTACAAGCACTTAGAAAAATATCTCCAAATGAAGAATTCCCTAAAGGATCAACCTTTGCCAGAAAACTAAAAGATGGTAGACTACGTGGTATTGCTATTTATGGTGTTGGTTGGGGCGGAAAAACAGGACCTCAGAACGTAGATTTAGTACTACAAGGTGACCCACAGTTTGACGGTAATCGTTTAGTTGCTACAGGGTCTGCACATGCAAACAAAGAAAGACTTGAAGGCGATTTTGAACCAGTATTAATGGCTAGATATTCAAGCGATAGAAACAATTTTGGTATTAAAGGCGCACGTGTAGGAGTTTATCCTGCAGGCGGCAGAAAAGTAACAAAATATATCTAAAAATCCCTATATTATCTCACTTTTTTATCTATTAAAAACTTGACAGAACCACCTTTATCCTGTATACTATGAGTATATTAATCAAAAGAGAGGTTTATAAAATGAGAAAATATATTATTGCGTTGATTGGTTCTGTTATGTTGTTATCTACAACTGCAAATGCCAATACAACTAGAGTACAAGTTGAAACTATCTCAAGTAATGCTATTACGCAACAAGTAGTTCAAAAAACACCTTCACAACAATGTAACATAGTTGATGTACCTATTTACAGTACACAAAACAATGCTAGTTCAGGTGATGTATTATTTGGTGCTATTATTGGTGGTGTAATAGGTAATCAGTTTGGTAAAGGTAAAGGCAACGATGCGGCTACGGCTTTAGGTGCTATTATTGGTGCAGATGCGGCTAATAAGAAAAAATCTTCACAGACTATTGTAGGTTACAAGCAAGTACAACAATGTAACGTAATCTATATTGAAACAGTTACAGATAAGGTTGTAGGATATAATACTACATTCAGAGATAATAACGGACAAACATATGTGTATCAGACTGGTTCACAATGGAAAGTCGGTACTATTGCATTCTTAAACGTTACAACAACACTAAATTAAATACTAAATCAGTACTAAGCTATACGAAAGTATAACGTAGAAGTTAAATTCTCCTTCCTATTTAGATAAATACAGATGAGGTCTACTAAGAAGGAGAATATTATGTTATTTCCAATTATCACCTTTGCTACGGCTATTGCGATAGCTTTTATAGCCGCGTGGTTTTCAATCGTCGGACTTATGGCGATTTTTGCCGCCTCAGCAATACCAGTAGCATTAATGGCAGGTTCACTTGAAGTCGGCAAACTTATTGCCGCCTCATGGGTGTACCGTAATTGGAAGAGGGCTCCATTTCTATTAAAATTTTATTTGACAATAGCAGTTGTCGTATTGATGTTCATCACTAGCATGGGTATTTTCGGTTTCTTATCGAAAGCACACCTAGAACAAGCCGCTCAGGGAACGGCTAACATTGCCAAGGTTGAACGTATTGATAACGATATTATCAGGTTTAATTCAATAATAGAACGTACTGAAATCAAGATAGCTAAACTTGAGAATGAAACTAGTGATGATTCATCAGATGTCAATGCACAGATTGATGCAGAGCAAAAACGTATGGATAATGCGTATGCTCGTATTCAGCCTGCGATTGATGAACAGTTAAACATCATTAAACAAGAACAGAAAGGTTCTGAGGACCAAGTAAAGTCGTATACTGACCAGATTAATCGTATTGACGATACTTTAGCTAAGATACAATCTTATGCTGAAAATGTCGATAATCCAGATAATGTGAAAAAGATACAGGCTATGATTGGTACGAAAGTAGATGGAAAATACGGATATATTACTGCTGGCAAAGTTACTAAGTATATTGAGAAATCAAATGCTGATAAAGAAAAACTAATTGCTATTGTAGAAGATATTCGTAATTCAGTAAACACAGATATTATCGACCAGGCACGTGAAGAAATAAAACGTTTACGTGGTATGGCAGACAGAGAAATTCAAAATGCACAAGATAATATTAATCGTCTACGAAATGTGTTAACACAAGTAGGAGAAATTGACAATACAGATGAGATAGATACTTTAGTTTTAAAGGTGTCAAATACGGAGCAGGAAATCGAAGTTCTTTATGATGAGAAATTCGAATTAGAAAGTGAAGTTAGACAACTTGAAGCAGAAGTAGGACCAATCAAGTATATTGCAGAATTAATATATGGAGAAACTAATCCCACTATTATTGATTCGGCTGTACGTTGGTTAATTATCGTCTTTATTTTTGTATTTGACCCATTGGCTGTTATTCTGTTGATTGCGGCAAACTATAGTTTTGCTAATAGAAACAATAATGAAGGCAGACAACAAGAAATGTTTGAAGGACTTTTTCACAAAAATGAAAAGAAAACGCTTGACAAAACGACCTCAATGAGCGATAATAAAGATATTGATTTAAATACAGAAACGAATGAAACTGTTGATGAAATCAAAGATGAAATTAAAGATGAAGAAGTTATAGAAAATATGGAAGAAGTTAAATCAGAAGATAAAAAGACTGGCGGTGTATATTTAGACCCAGCCGAAATTGATTTAAAGAACATTGATGAGAAATCATTAAAAGAAATTAAATCAAAAGTAGAAAGGGAAATAAATACTAAAGCAGAGAAAAGGTCTGGCTGGTTAGATGATTTAAGTAATGGTAAATAATAAAGAAAGCATAAACATTGTCAGATAAAAAAGATTATCATTGTTCATTTTGTGGAAAGCACAAGAATGAAATTAGTACATTAATTGCAGGTCCGGCAACGTATATCTGTAATGAGTGTATTGACCTATGTCATTCTATTGTACATGAACGCAAGGATGTAACTAAAAAATCTAAAACTGTAAACAGTGACACTCCGACACCTGATGAAATTAATGAGTTTTTGAATGCTCATGTAATTGGTCAGGAAGAAGCTAAAGAAGTCTTGAGTGTGGCTGTTTACAATCATTATAAAAGAATTTCACAACCAGAAGACGATGATGTAGAATTAGAGAAATCTAATGTAATGATGCTTGGTCCTTCTGGTACAGGTAAAACACTCTTAGCGAAAACAATCGCAAAGTTTTTAGATGTTCCTTTCGCACAAGTTGATGCGACCACATTAACAGAAAGTGGCTATGTAGGTGAAGATGTTGAGAATGTAATTCAACGTTTACTNATGTCCTCTGATTTTGAGATTAAGAAAGCAGAACAAGGTATTATCTATATCGATGAAATAGATAAGAAAGCTAAAAAGGGTGAAAGTATTTCTATCACTAAAGATGTTAGTGGTGAAGGTGTTCAACAAGCCTTACTAAAAATTGTTGAAGGTACGGTTGTTCGTGTTCCGCCAGGTGGTGGAAGAAAACATCCCGGTGCAGAAATGCTTGAAGTTGATACAAGCAAAATATTATTCATTGTTGGTGGTGCATTTGTAGGACTTGATAAAGTAATTAAACGAAGATTGAATGCTAATGGTTCAATTGGTTTTGGTGCTAGAGTTATGTCACAAGACAACAATGATATGAAAGTATCCCAAGAAGTATTGCCAGAAGATGTAATTAAATATGGTATTATTCCAGAATTTATGGGACGTTTTCCAATACTAGTAGGTATTAATGACTTAACAGAAATTGAGTTAAGCCGAATACTAACAGAGCCAAAGAATAATTTAACTGCACAATTTAAAAAGATTTTTAAACTAGACGGTGTAGATTTGAATTTTACTGAGGACGCAATAACAGAAATCTCTAAAATGGCAAAAACAAATAAGACAGGAGCAAGAGGTCTTAGAAGTGTTTTAGAAAAGTCATTATTAAAACTACAATTCAAATTACCTAAGCTATCAAAGAATGCTGGCTTAACGTCTGTTGAAATTACTGGTGACTTTATCAAAAACAAATCAGATCCAATTTTGGTATTTAAGGATGTTGTAGAGGAAACAAAAAATATAAATGAAAAGAAACTTTAAGGAAGAAGGGCGAAAGCCTTTCGTCATTGCCAATCAACGTATTCGTGCAGACGAGTTACGTGTGGTAACAGACCAAGGTGAACAACTTGGTGTCATGCAAAAAGATGAAGCACAACAAAAGGCTGATGCCGAAGGACTAGATTTAGTTCTGATTGTTCCTAATGCAAATCCTCCAGTAGCAAAGATTATTAGTATTAATAAATACAACTACGAAATTAAAAAACGTGACAAAGAGAAGGCAAAATTAGCCAGACAAAGTTTAGTTGAAGTTAAAGAAGTTAAGTTTAGACCAGCTATAGGTGAGAACGACCTAAAGATGAAACTTATGCAGGTTCAAAAGTTTATTGACAAAGGCAATAAAGTAAAAGTGACAATACAAATGAGAGGCAGAGAGAATTCTAAATCAAGTGAAGTTTTAGATTTCTTCAATTCCCAAATCTCTGAGTACTTAAGTAGTTTTAAGTATGACCTCCCTCTAAAAACTAATGGGAATAGAATAATAGGTATAGTAATAAAAAATGACTAGTTACAATAATAGTTATAAAAGCAGAAATAACAGAAATGACAGGAACGATTTTACACAAACAGGAAAATCAGGCCTAACAGTACATGTAAGAGACGGACAATTCGAAAGAGCATTAAGAAAGTTCAAAAAGAAAGTCCAAGAACACGGCATTATACAAGAGGTGCGTGACAGAAAGGCTTATGTTAAACCAAGTGAAATTAAACGTAAAGCTAAGGACGCCGGCAAAAAGCGTTGGTACAGAAAAAGAAAAGAGAGTGAATTCCAATAAAAAAGGGGAACCTAAGTCCCCCTTTAAATATTAATGATTAGTTTTTATTAGAACAAATGATTATCAGAGAATTCTTCAAAAATTGGTTGACTATCTGTAAATGCAGACATTTGAGAACCGATATCGGTTTCAATCGCAGTCATAGTTTCGTTATTTGGGTAAACAACGGTAACCATGCCTTCAAATTTATCAGTAGTCAATTCTTCTTTATATTTTGTAGCATCGTTCAAGTCTATGCCGTTATCAGAAAGAATTGTTCTCATAAGGGTATAGTATGAATCGTAGTTATTCTCAGAAATCAGTTGTGCATTATCATCATATTGTTTTACAATATGTGGATAAAATACTTTAGTTTCTTTAATCATAATAGGTGGCCTCCTAAAAATACTGTTTGATTATATACTTATTTATCAAAAAACATAGAAGGATATTAAATTGACCATAGATTTAGACAAATTATCATTAAGAGAACTGCAACAAGAAAGCACTAGAGCATTGCTTACGCAGGACGGTACTAGTGGTGGTATATCAAAATATAACAAAAAAGCTAATCATAATAGTCAACTTTGGTACAAAGCAGTCCTAGAAGACTATATTGAGAAATATGGCGGTCTTCCTTGTGATGCAGGACCTTCGAAGGGAATTGTACTTTTTTCAGAAAAACTTGAGAAAAAGACTTGACATTTCTACCATTAATGATTATATTATAATATGTACATATATTATGTATAAATAACTATGTAGATTGCTTTAGATAGGATCTACATTTAAATCAACTTGCTTAACAAAGGAGTAAACAATGACAAACGGACTATCTATTTTTAACCAGTTACGACCTGTAACTGTAGGCTTTGACAACATGTTTGACCATTTCGAATCAATGTTCGATGGAAACGGCCCAACATTTCAAACACAAGTAAACTTCCCACCTTACAACATAGTAAAAACAGGTGATTTCACTTATGATGTAGAACTGGCACTTGCTGGTTTCTCAAAAGATGATATTACAGTTGACTATGCTGATAACATCTTATCTGTTAAATCAATCAAAAAAGATGAGAAGAAAGAAGAAGGCGTTCTTCATAGAGGTATCTCTAAGAGAATGTTTTCTAAATCTTTCACTATCGCAGATGATGTTGAAGTAAAAGGTGCTGAGTTGAAGGACGGGTTACTAAAAGTATCTTTAGAACGTATCGTTCCAGAAGGTAAAAAGCCTCGTAATATTGAAATCTCATAGTAGAAAATATTACTTCATAAATAGAAGCGAGGGCTAGTTCCTCGCTTCCTCATGGAGTAATATAAAATGAATAAACATACATCTGTATGGTGTCAACCCAGGTCAGGGTCGTCTGCATACTGTAATCATCTAAAAAAAACTAGAAAAGTATTTTCTGACTCTGCACAAGAGTTTATGTCTGCCTCTCAATTTTGGCCTATGTTGCAAGAACCAGGAACAGACTCAGCAGACAATTTTAAAATGTCAATAGAAAGTTTTCCATACGATAACGAATTAAGAATTAAACTTAAACATGACGCATATAAGATTTATGATAATATAAAAAATACACATAATCCAAAGTGGTTATGGACAGATTGGAAACTGACTGATAAAGGTATTAAGCCTTATTATACTAGAAGTATACCAAGACATTATTTAGAAGACACATTCCCTTCAAGACCATGGGCACAAGAACTACTCACAAAATCAAAAGTACCAGAAGTAATAAAGTTATATAATTATGATAATTTTCAATTTGAAGATATTGCATATGATACAAATCATCATTTATTAATTAGAGAGCCGTTAGATAACGCATTAAGTCAGATTGTTGCATATATAACTATGGTATGGCATCAAGAAAGTAATGATGAAAATAAAGTAAGAATTAAAGAAACAATTAGTTTTAAGCCTATAAAAAATGACCCTCATAAGAAAACACCATATCAAATAGCAGAGTATTGTTTTAAATCTAATATTGATATGTTGGAACAGTTGGGGGACAAAGTAGATGTTATAGCAAAGTATGAGGATATGGAATTTAAAAATAATCGTTATAAGAAAATGCATACATTACGAGAGAAATTAGCAGTGTGTTCAGATTTACATTTCTTAGACGATATGAGAAATAACTATAATAAAAGACTTGATTCATTACTCTAAAAATGATATAATTCAGATAAATAGTTTAGACAGTGAGAAAATAAATGCAAACACAAAACGATAGCGAAACAATAGTTGATTCATCTTCTAGGACTTCAATAGAACCCCCTAAAAGATACTATGTTGTTATGCATAATGATGATGGTACGCCTATCGAATTTGTAGTAAAAATATTAATGGACCTGTACAAACACGAAGAACAAACGGCGACTGACTTAGCAAATAAAATTCACGTAGATGAAAAAGCTATTGTCGGTATGTTCAATTTAGAAATAGCAGAACAGAAGGTGGAAGAGACTCACGGAGCAAGTAGGGCGCATGGTTACCCATTAACGGTGACATTAGAACAAGCAGATTAACCAGAGACTCGACATGACCACATATAGAATATTACAATATAACACGGACGACCTCCGCCTCGGATGGGACGTGTTTGAAACGTCTAGTAATAAAGCTGACATAATGCTATTACAACGTTTTCCAAAGAAAGAATACAAAGAACTATGCAACGTAGCAAATAGAGCCTTTCTCACAGATAGTGTAGGACCTAATCAATTAAGTTTAGCAATATGCAGAAGTGATAGAGTAACCTCTATGGGAGGGGTAGAAACTATTACACTACCAAGCCATCAATTAATAACAGCAATAGGTAATCCATTTCAAGGATCAACTGCATTAAAGATAGTATTAGGACAAGTATCGATAGTATCAGTACTCCCATGTTATCCAGAACCCATAGGTGAATATCCAGTATCAGAGGCAGACTTAGAAAAAGACATAAAATTTTTACTAGAAATGTTTAAAGATACACCAACGATAATAGCAGGTGATTTTCATACAAGTCCAAGACATGAAAGTATCAATGAGTTAATTAAAGATAACGGATTTAAAAGTTATTTGGATGGTCATAACACATTTAAGACCTCGGATGGTCAAATGATTAATTTAGATAGATTATTATGTAACTTTAGTGTTGACATTTCAGATATAATAGTGCATAATACAGATACAGATATACAACAAGGGCATTTTCCTATAACATATACATTAAGTTGGGAGCCCAATAAAAAAGACGAATCGAATGAGGACATAAATGAATTTAAAAATCTTACATGAACTGGATAGAATACTAAAAAACAATCCTAGTTTGCAATCAGACAAACATACCTTTTGTCAAGTTGTCAATGGTGTGTTTGATATAGAATTAAATCAAATTGATGATATAGAAATTCATGCATTAGCAGAACAAATTGATAGAGCGGTATTGTCAAACTATTTTAGTAAAGTTTGGCAACCCGAAACAAAGAAATACAAGTATAGTGGACTAGCTATTATTGATGAGGTCAATAGTATGAACCCAGACAATGTAATTGATATTGGTTGTGGGTATAACGAGTTCAAAGGTAAGATTAAAAATCTAATTGGCATTGATCCATATAATGACAGAGCGGATGTAGGTGTACACACATTAGATTATAAACCAGATATTGAATTTGATGTTGCTATATGTTTAGGTAGTATCAATTTCGGTAGCAGTGATAAGATACTTAATGAACTTGAAAATGTAGTAAACATGGTCAAGTCGGGCGGTTTCTTATACTTTAGAGTTAATCCTGGTATTCAACATGATAAACCAGCGGCTAAATGGATTAACTTTTATGATTGGGATCCAATCTTCATTTCAAATGCCGCAGAACATCTTAAATGTAATGTACTAACACTACGACAAGATGAAGGTGACCGTTTTTATTTTGTTTTACGAAAAAAATAGAAAAAAACAGCCTTTAGAATTATATTAGCATATAATTATGATAAATAAAAGTAATACGGAACCGTATTTCAACATGTATTGCAGAGTTGTAGAACATGTCTAACCCTCAAAAAACTTTAACTTTTGAAGAAAGGTGTATGGGCATTACTTTGTAATATCTACTCATATACTATTCTTTAAAAAACTAAACTCACAAAGGAGAAATATATGTTTAGAAAACTACTAATGACAGTTGCATTGACATTTGGTCTCGCAACATCGGCATTGGCTGATTATACATTGATTGTCCCACAGGAACCTGGTAAAGGTACTTCTGTATGGGGAGAAATCATTGCTAAGAACTTAGAAAAGTTCATCGGTGAACCAGTCGTGGTTCGTCATATTCCAGGCGCAAGAGATATTCCTGGTTTCAATAAATTCCACAACAGTCTTCGTTTTGATGACAAAACAATCATGGTTGCACATGGTGGTAACGGTGTATCATACTTACTAGATAAAGTTGATTACAATTATTTCGATTATGAACTAATTGGTTCAATGAACAACGATATCGTTCTTGGTAAGCATGAAGGCGCAAGTGAAAAAGAAGACAATTGGACAATCGCAGGCGGATCAGGTTTCGAACCAGATGCGGCGGCAGTTGCAATGTTAATCTGTGGTCCAACAGGTAATAACTCAGTTGACGATTATCTAGCATGTTGGAGAGAACGTGTAACATGGGTAAACGGCGTATCAGGCGGTGAAAAGCGTCTTGGTTTTAAAAACGGCGAATTCGATGTAGCACGTGAATCACCAGCGGCATGGAAACGTTTCTACGAAGGTATTGAAGGTAATGAATTGTGGTTCACACACGGTATCCTAGACTTAGAAAATAATGTACAAATGGCAGATCCAAACTTCCCTAACACACAGTTTGAGGATGTATACGAGTCACTATGGGGCGAAAGACCATCAGGTGATTTATATCAAGCATATAAACTAACTCGTAACTGGCGTGATGCTATTCAAAAGTCACTTTGGATGAACAAAGGTAACCCAAATGCGGCAAAAGTTAAAGCGGCTGTGACTGAAATGATTAATGATCCAGTTGCAAGTGCAGAGATTTATGCTAAGACTGGTGTTTACCCTTGGATTCAAGATGGACCAGCTTTATTGGCGGCTCTGAAATCTTTGATTACAGAAAAAGCACTTAAAGATGCGGTTCGTTGGAATCAAGAAGCATACGGCTTCCCATCAATCTATAAGCCTGAACTTTTAGACTAAGGATATAGCTATGGAATATGTTATCTGGGCTTTGATTGGCACCTGTTATGGAATGCTAGTTGGTATTATACCTATCGCAGGTGTAACTACCGCCCTGATAACTGTCTTTAGCATGGGAGCATACTTTATGGCCGACCCCTATTTGGGGTTGGTCTTTTTAACGGCTATCGTGGCAAGTTGTGCCAGTGCAGATAGTTACACAAGTATTCTTACTGGTATTCCAGGCGCAAGTACAACTGCGGCATGTGTTATTGATGGTTATCCTATGGCGAAGAAAGGTCAATCGGCCAGGGCAATGGGAATTGCTATTACAGATTCAACATTTAATGGTGTAGTATTTGCGGCTCTAACCTTTTTCTTACTTCCTTATTATGGGAAAGTAATTGTATTATTTGGTCGTCCAGAATTTCTGGGCTTCATGTTAATGGCACTTGCATGTGTAGGTTTCGTTGCAAGTAAGAATGTTTTCTTAAGTATCTGTGCAATCATATTTGGTTTAGCAGTAGGTATGGTAGGTGAAGATGTTGTAAGTAATCCTAGATTAACATTTGGTTGGGAATATTTACAAAATGGAATTGGCATGGTTGTTTTACTATCAGGCTTATTCGGTGTACCAGAATTATTAGATGGATTTAGAAGAAAATTAAAATCAGCGGCACCACCAATGGAAGGAAATTACTTTGATGGACTGAAACAAGGCTTTGGTGATTGCAGAAGACATTGGAGAGATATGATAAGAGGTGGACTGATTGGTTTCGTTACTGGTTTATTACCAGGTGTAGGAGGAGCAGTAGGTGACTTCTTAGCATACGGTGCCACAAAAGCCGCACATAAAGACAAAGACCAAGAAGTACCTTTTGGATCAGGAAATCCAGTAGGGTTATTAGGCTGTGAAGGAGCCAACAATGCACAGAAAGTATCTAGTATGATACCTGCTTGTTTGTTTGGTATTCCAGCGGCACCATTTGCGGCTATGGTTATGGCAATCTGTATGTACTTTGGTATGGAGATTGGTACTCCTAGTTTGTTAGATGATATTCAATTTACAAACAGTTTAGCATTTGGTTATATTTTTGGAACTGTCGGTGTAGCACTATTAAGTATATTTTTATACAAATGGATTCTTAAAATATTAGAAGTTCCTTTCTGGATTTATGCGACATTTATTTTAGCAGTAATTGTTTATGCTAATATGCAATACACAGGTGGTTGGGAAGATTTAGCCTTACTAGCTATCTTAAGTGCTATTGGCGTTGTATGTAAAACATACAATATTAGTAGACCAGCAATTCTTGTTGCATATGTTGTTGCATTTAAAATCGATGAATATTTTTGGGGTACACTACAGTTGTATGGTTACAAACAATGGAAACCAGGATTGAGTTCGATGTCAGACTTTAGATGGTTTGATTTATTCAACATTTATAATCATCCTATTTTTCTTGTATGTATTCTTATAGCTTTAGGTATATTCATAAATAGTCTTGTAAGAAAAGATAAAGGACTCGATTATACATGATACACAAAACAAATTGGTCTAAGACCTTAAAAGATCCATCTGAATTCGAATCGAATTGGGATTGGACAGTAGCACATAGCGAATATCATTTTGATGATAACAAAGTTGATAAAGAAGGTGAATGGTTTAAGGTATTAGGCCGATTTGATAATCCAGATTTGTGGAAAGAAGATAGAGATAGATTAGTTGAGCAATCAACAAAAGCTATTAATTGGGAAACTCGTAAATTCTACGGAGATAGAGAAGACGAGTCCCCAATGTTAAAACAAGAAGAATATGATATTGCACAAGGTGGTGGGGATCCTAAAAAACTTATGCTTACAAATATGAAAGATGAGTTAGAAGATTATCCAATGCTTGTTAAAATGAAAGAACACTTTGGAGTAATAGGCGGAAAAGATGAATTAAAATATCGTGCCCATGTGCAGTTAACAGGTCAAATGTTTAATTTACATATTGATAAACTATGGGACAGATGTATCGATGATCCAGAACAAGTATGTCGTATTACATTTTTCTTAGATGATTGGAAACCAGGACAATTTTATATGTATGGAAATTGTATCTACGAAAGATGGAAAGCTGGTGAGGCTCATATTTTTGATTGGGCTAACGCACCACATGCCACTGCAAACACAAGTAATTTCCCTAGACCATCTATTCAGATTACAGGATTAAAATCTGAAAAGACTAGAGAAATTATCGCTAATGGGTCACGTGATACGATATGGACACTAGAGTAAGAAGTCTTGTTAAAACTGTATCTTGGAGATTAACAGGAACTCTTTGTACATTTTTAATCAGTTATGCAATACTACGTGATTTAACTATCAGTGGTTCTATTGCAATCATTCAATTAACAGCCAACACTATAGTATTTTATATACATGAACGTATATGGAATCTAGTAAAATGGGGTAAACGTTGAAACCATTATTAACAATAATGACAGGGCCACAGGGAAGTGGTAATCACTTATTCAGTAAAGCACTAGGACAAAATAAAAATATATTCGTATGGCCTGCATTGCAAGAAAAGTATTGGGAAGGCCATGATTTAGAACCCTTTGCAGAGTGCTGGAAAGATCCTTTAAAACTAAATGATTTTGACTGGAAACAAAGTCAGTATTTCATCACAAGTATCAGTTGCCCATATTTTGATGATGGAGTAGAAACTATTCCACAGTATAATGATTTCATAAATATAGCGAAGAAATTTGCTGATATCCAATTTCTAATAATAGGAAGAGATAGAAACATTATGAGATTGCAACAAGAACGTGTAAGAGGAAAACATACTACTCCTGATTTTATGTCGCAAATAGATAGTATAATTTTTAATTTTAGGACTATCTTTGCAAGCCAAGAAATGTTATACTTATACAAGTTAAATTATTTACAATGGTTAGAAAAAGAATTAGGATTATTAGATAGTGAATTAACAGAAGACAATATTAGATTACTAGAGATATTATCTAAAGACGCAAACGAAAAATATATCTCACAAACAGAATCAGAATTGGATAAAATAATAAAATTAGCAAGTAGTCGGAAAGGGGCAATATGAAAATTTTAATATTTGGTTTACCGGGAAGTGGCAAGAGTACTCTTGCAGAACCACTAGCAAAACTTCTTGGAGGCGTTCATGTCAATGCAGATAGAGTACGAGAAAAGTATGAAGGGCATGATATGAGTAAGTGGGACTTTAGTCCCGAAGGACGTATGAGACAAGCACAAAGAATGAAGTTGCTTAGTGATGGAGTAATTATGGCTGGCAAAATTGCGGTTGCTGACTTTGTTTGCCCCACACAAAAAGCAAGAGAAGAATTTGGTGCAGACTTTACAGTATGGATGGATACTATTGAAGAAGGTAGATACGAAGACACAAACAAGATGTTTGAAAAACCCGGTGTATATGATAGAGATTATCATGTGTCAGAATGGTTTGATGATACTCATTTACAATTAGTTCCTATTGTAGAAAGATATATGAAGAAAACATCAACAACACCTGTAGGATACAGTGCATGGAGATTAGATAATGACGATATTTGATACATTTAAACCCACAACACAAATGTTAGGCAGATGGCAACCTTGGCATGATGGACATACTGAATTATTTAAACGTGCATTAGCAGAAACAGGACAAGTTTGTATTCAAATTAGAACTGTTCCACAACAAGAAGATGCAAGTGGCGGACGTACAGTAGTACAAGATGATAATCCTTTTATTGCTACAGATGTAGAAGAAAACATTAAGAAAGAATTAGAAAAAGTAGGATACGCATATGGGCATGAGTATATCATAATGAGAGTGCCTAATATAGTAGATATTAGCTATGGAAGAGGCGTAGGTTACACATTCACAGAACATGATTTAGGAAAAGAGATACACAATATTAGTGCTACAAAAATACGTAAAGAAATGAGAGAAAAAGGTAAGTTATAAATTGACTTTATAGTTTAAATTTGTTATAATTATGATAGTTTATATTAAATATGCAAGTGCGATTACTATATTAATCGCAATGAGTTTACATGTTGCAGGTATAACTCCCTGGAACAGTATCTTTCAATTATGTGGAGCGGCAGGTTGGTGCTACGTTGGTTACAAATGGAAAGAAAAAGCAATATTGCTTAACTTTGTTCCACAGTTTTTAATAATCATACCAATGTTAGTATGGATATATTGGATAAGTAAGTAAGGAAATAAAATGACAGTAGGTGTAATATCAGCAATCCCAGAAGAATACTCTAAACTAGAATGGGATAGCGAACCAAGAACTGAAATGATTATCAATAAGATTTTTCAGTTTGGTAATATGAACGGTGTAAAAGTTATAGCGGCAGAATGTGGTATAGGCAAAGTTAATGCTAGTATGACTACTGCATTGCTATTAGGACATTTTGGGTGTGACAGTATCGTATTCTCAGGAGTAGCAGGTGGGTTAAATCCAAAGTATAATATTGGTGATGTATTAGTTGCAGAACAACTTATTCAGCATGATTATGGTGCAGTGGTAAATGGGCAAGTAATTAGTGCGATACCAGGTAGTTTTCCGGGTATGGTAGATGAGAATGAAGATGTATCATATAAAATGTCAACAGACATGCGTGATGCAGTAAAACATACATTAGGTGATAGGGTAAAGTTTGGTAGAATTTTAACAGGTGATACATACCTTGCTTGTTCTAAAACAAGAGAAATGTTTCATAAACAGTTTAAAGCAGATGCAATAGAAATGGAAGGAGGAGCAATCGCTCAAGTATGCTGTAATTGGCATAAACCATTTATTGTTGTACGTGTATTAAGCGATTTATCGGGAAATGATTCGCATTTCGATTTTAATGAATTTGTTGACGAAAGTTCAGCAAAGTCGGCAGAGATTGTAAATAGATTACTGCCTGTAATGGATGCATGGGCATGATAGAAAAATTTGAAGATACCCCTTTTGAACAAAACAAACAAAAAGTAATAGAAGAAACACATTTTTATAAAGCATTTGAAGACAAGTGGCCAGTATGTGATGGTCATTTGCTTTTTGTTCCTAAACAAAATAGTGTTAAGTTTATCTCAGTCGCTTTACAGGCTACAGTTTTGTATGGAGAAAAACTAATTGAAGAAGGCAAGATAGACGGATATAATTTTGGGATGAATATGAGAGAAGAAGCTGGCCAATCAGTAATGTGGCCACATATACATTTTATGCCAAGACATAAAGATGATTGTGAAGGCTTTCCAGGTAGTGTTAGATTAGCACATAGAGGGGGAAAAGGTCCACTCTATTATATGGAACACCCTAAATACAAAGAAGAATTTATTGAAAAACACCAAGATGAGATAGACGAGGACGGATTTAAATTTTAAATGGACAGTAAAACTTTCTGCATTGCACCATGGCACGATGTTCATATTATAACAGACGGGACATTTAAAGGATGTTGCGTTATGAACCATGGCGAAGTGGGAGGTAGACTACTGACTAACGGTGTTGTTCATACAGTATCAGACAGCGGTGTTAACGGTGCTATGAATTCTGATACAAGTAAAGAACTAAGATTAGATATGCTACAAGGCAAATGGCATACTAATTGTACAAGATGCAAAAATGAAGAATCATCTGGCATGCGTAGTATGAGACAATTATACGGCGACAGATGGCAAGACTTCACACAAGTTGAAGCAGAGAAAATTACTAATAAAGAAACTGGTGAAATACCAGCAGACCATAAACCTTTCTATTATGACATTCAGTTAGGTAATCTATGTAATCTTAAATGTAGAATATGTAATCCATTAGTTAGTTCAGCTTGGATACCTGATTATATGAAAATGATGAGATTAGGTAATAAAGCAAAGATTAAAGTAAGAGGTGGTAAAAAACCATTCTCTATTGATATTGAACATATCAAAGGTAAAAAGTATGATATCTCACCTAACCCATTTGCATGGGCAGAATCAGATGAGTTTTGGGAACAAATGTCTTCTATCAAAGGAGAAATTGACCATCTATATTTGATTGGTGGTGAACCAATGATGATACATCGGCACTTTAAGTTTTTGGAAGAATGTGTTGAGAGTGGTGATGCAAGTCATATTACATTACAGTATGATACTAACTTAACAAATATCCCTGAAAAAGTTATGGGATATTGGTCTCATTTCAAATCTTTAATGATTGGTTTTAGTATTGACGGTATGGGCCCAGAGTTAGAATATATGAGACACCCTGTGAAGTGGCCACATATTCTTAAGAATATAAACAGAGTAGAAGAATTTGCAAAGAACAATGATAATGTCAAGCTAAATGATTCTATTACAATTAGTACATATAATGTACTGCATATACTTGACTTCATTGAATGGAAAGTAAAAGCAGGAAAAAACGATTATAATTATCTATGGCAATGGCATGATGAGAACTTTTGTGCCCATCCATTACATGGTCCTGATTTTCTATGTGTTAAAACAATGCCTCTAAGTGCTAAGAAGTATGTAACGCAGAGATATTATGAATGGCGTGATAAGATGATAGAATGGTGTGACAGTATTGACGAGTATTCAGGAAAACGTAAACCAGAAGATATCAAACAAGCTATAATCAAATTTGTTGATAGATGGGTAGAGTTCATCAATCAAGAAAATTGGTCACATAGAGTATGGAAATTTTGGGAATATACAAACGATTTAGATACTGTTCGAGGTGAGAACTTCACAGAAATATTCCCTGAACTTGCTAAGATTATGAACGATTATCCAAAGAAACCTCATTGGTTTCATATCCCTACAAATACATATAAAACAGAATAAGAGAAATACTGATAAATAGTCGTAGTTATCTATTAAGGAGAAAACGACTATGATGATTTTTTTAGTAAAATATTTTATAAAATGGGTTATCCAAGGTTGGATCCTTGCCAGATTGGCAAAAAGAGTTAGAAAGTACCTTGTAAAAAAATACGATTTAGAAAGTAAATTCAAAGAAACTTGTGTAAACAAGAAAGAAATTGATTGGACTAAGATTAAATGGTACGCTGAACTAGCCGGTTATATTTACAAAGATAACGAAAGTATTCAGAAAAAGTACAAGAATCTCGACAAGAAAATCTACATAAACGAGATTAACGAAATCAAGTACTGCATTATTAAAGACACTCATAGACAATCATATTACGTATCAATAAGAGGTACAAAGAATTCACATAATGCAATGCAAGATATTAACTTTTTCAAAGATAAAAGTTTTAGATTAGGTATAGATTTACATACAGGGTTTCATAGAACTGCCGAAATGATAGCAGATGATATTATGGGTAGATTAGATAAAACTTGGGATGTAACTGTAACTGGTCACAGTTTAGGTGGTGCAGAAGCAGTAATCGTAAGTTGGTACTTAGATTATGCAGGGTTTAAAGTTTCTGAATGTATTACATACGGACAACCTAAAGTAACAGATTCACATGGGACAAGAGCAATGAGAGGTAAGATTAAACTTACCCGTGTTGTAAATGAAACTGATATAGTATCATTAGTCCCACCAACAGGTACACACAGACATAGATATGCTCATAGTGGTACCTTAATTAAATTGCTAGACAATGGCAAGTATTGTCATTTAGAAGAACCAGATAGTTTAAACTTTGGGGTAAATAGTTTCTGGTTATTTGCGGCAAGAGAAGATTTCTCATTTTGGGAAGTAGGCAAAGAACTGCCTGACCATTACATGACAAGCTACATTGACAACATTACTAAGATAGTCAACAATGGCGAAGAGGTCCTATGGAATAAAAGATTGGATTACATTGAAGATAGTGGCATGTTAGGTGAATGGGTAAAAAGCGATAAGAAGAAAGGTAAGGGTAAAAAATAGATGGAAGATAAATTAATCGACATTGACCATTTAGACAAAGCAGAAGCAAACTGGTTCACACATTTTTATAAGGCGATGTATTTTAATGGTGTTGGTTTGTTAATGGTAATAACAGGTATCATTCATGCTTTCTTCCCACAGTTTTTTGGATTTCTTCCATATAAATTGGCGAAGAAAATAACAGATGGGACTGAAAAAGCATTTCCCGGCTGTTTAAAAGATACCAATAAAAAGTAATAGGAGAGGACTATGTACGAATACCGATGTAAAGTACTAAGAATAGTAGACGGAGACACAGTAGACGTTGATATTGACTTAGGATTTGGTGTATGGATGCACCGAGAAAGAGTAAGGATCATGGGTATTGATACTCCTGAATCCAGAACAAGAGATTTAACTGAAAAGAAATTTGGACTTGCGGCGAAAGAGTTTGTAAGATTTCTAATGCCAGTTGGATCTAGTCAAATCATTATAACACAAAAAGACAAGACAGGTAAATTTGGTAGAATTTTAGGAGACTTTAAAATCTGGGATAAAGATAAAGATGACTACGTAACATTTACTACGGTTATGTTAGATAATCATCATGCAGTCCCATATGAAGGTCAATCAAAAGATGCCATACAAGAAGCACACTTGAAAAATAGAGAATGGCTAATAGAAGCAGGCCAAGTAAAGTTGGAGGACTAGTAAAAATGGCTTTTAAGTTTAATTTCACTGTAGAACATGTAGCAGAGTTGCTACCACGTATAGATGCTAATGAATGGCATGATGCAATGACTAGGGTTTTACCTAGATGGGATATTGATACCGTTGATAGAGTAGCAGGTTTTATTGCTCAAACGGCTCATGAGTCCGCAGGTTATACTGTTCTATCTGAAAATCTAAATTATAGTGCAGACGCACTAGATAAGATTTTTCCGAAATACTTTAAACGTGCAGGAAGAAATGCACAAGAATATCATAGACAACCAGAAAAGATTGCTAACGTAATCTATGCAAGTCGTATGGATAACGGCAACACTTCTAGTGGTGACGGTTGGAGATTTAGAGGTGGAGGTATTCTACAACTAACAGGTCGTCACAATTATACAAAGTTTGGTGAGTCAGAAAGAAGAACTGCCGAAGATTGTACAGATTTTGTTCGTACACCTATTGGTGCATTAGCAAGTGCATGTTGGTTCTGGGATACTAATAAGATTAATCGTTATTGCGATAATCAAGATATCGTTGGAATGACGAAACGTATCAATGGTGGAACTATAGGACTAGAAGACCGTAAGAAACATTATACACATGCAATAGAAGTTTTAGGTGGACACTATAATCCAAAAGAGATACTTGAAACTGTGCGTAAAGGTAGTAAAGGAAGTACTGTTGCAAAAATGCAAAAAGCCCTTGGTATCAGTGCAGATGGAGATTTCGGTCCCGGAACAGAAGCTAAACTGCAAGAATGGCAAAGAGCAAATGGCTTAGTAGCTGATGGCATTGCAGGCCCAAATACTTTAGCTAAACTGTTAGGTTAGTGAACCCACAACTTATTACAGTTTACCTCATGATAGGTATTTGTATATTATTACACTTTGTTGTGATACCAATATGGATGTGGAATTTAGGATTATAAAAGAATAAAGGGAGCGTTGCTCCCTTTTTTACTTACCCTGTCCTCTATATTTCTTAAAGGATCTTTTCTTGTGTTTGTTATTAGGTCGAGACCTAGTAGAATTACCTATAGATGTTCTTTTCTTAGGTCCTCTTTCATGTGCAGTAGCACTAGCATTATATCTCATAGTTCCTTTTAGTTAAGTATGATTACCACTTTCTACATGACCAATATCTTGCTTTTGTTTTTGGTCCTGGGTTATCACAATTATGTCTTGCCCTAAAAGATTTTCTTCTAGCAGGATTAGACTTTTTAATACGCATGTTAGGATCGCCAAAGTTTACTTTAACTACGTTACCTTTATCATTCTTAACGTACACTTTAAACTTTTTAACATCACCTTGCATTGGTTTATTTAATTTTACGGTTCTTCCTTGATACTCAGCTTCAAACATATCTGTCTCATCTTCTGAGAACCCAAGATAGCCATATTCTTCATGAAAGTCTTGTTCATCTTCTAGTACAACTTCATTCGTAACAGTTTCACTATTAATAGTTTCTTCATCACGAATTGCATCAACTATAGAATCACGCAATCTTTTCATTTCATTAGATAATTGACTCATTTCTTTTTTCCTTTGTTAGTGCATTCTGAACATCTACAGTGTTCGCATATTTTTACTTCTCTGTATTCACCACCGTCACACGCATAGTCTTTAAATGTTGCGTACTTGCCTGTACCACAATGTGATGAATGTCCACAATTTTGACAATGAACTTGCGAAGTCTTTGTTGACATCGGTTCTATCATCATTTCTGGCATTATTTACTTCCTATATATCCTGCTATGATACCGATTAGTCCGGTAAGTGCCATCTTCATAAGAGTGATTACACTTTCATCTACAGGTCTATTTTCTTGTAGTGCTACATAATAGTCACCAATTATTATAACTCCTAGTAATGATAATACTCCTACTACTAGCATCATAATAATTAAATCTTTTAAATTTTTAATCATTTGCTTTTAATCCTCTTAGATATTTGTACTCATATCTAGTATCACCTTGCATGTATCTTTGCCATGCTGGAGTGTTTAATCTTTTGTCTGCTTCTGTAACTTGCATTTTAGTAATTTTTTTATTCTTATTCATATTATTTCTTTGGACGATTGCTTACGTTTTTTGCTTTACCCTTACGGTTTGCATTTGGATCATTTGCTTTTTTACGTTTAACTGCATTGGCTACTGCTTTCTTGCCACCACTACTTCTTAGACTTGCGGCTTTTGATTTAGATAGACATTTAGGTTTACCTTCACCTTTATCACTATCACCACATTTGCCTACACGTTCGCCTTTAGTATTGTAACGGTCCCAACCGCCACCACCAGCACCGCCTTTTTTGCCTTTGCCAAACCAAGCACGTAAATCTTCATCTAACACTGATTCAACTTTACGACAGTCTGGAACTGTTTTACCAAACATTTTCTTTGTGCCGTGCTTCTTATAGCCTTTCCAACACTTCTCAAAAAGTTTACTATCTATTTCTGCGATTTTCATTTATCTGAATTGCCCCAATTTTTAGCACCGACTTTACGACACTTTACTAAGGCACCTGATGCATAAGCACTAGGCCAAACTTTATATCTGCTTTTGACTTTATGATAACAAGCATCTTTTTCACCAGCGGCTTCATCGAATTGTTGTTCGGTTAATGCTTCTAATCCTTCATTTACCTTACCAGTGTCATCGCCTACTTTTTTGCTTGGAGAATTCATTAGTTGTCCGCCTTTTTCTTTAGCAAGTCTACGCATATTTTTCTTATTACCTTTAGCAATATACTTACCATCTACAACAACACCGTATGTTGTGTCTTTGGGAATAACTTCATCAATTTTGCCTTCGTCCATACTATACTGTGAGAACATTGCAAGTATATCATCTTCGTTTGCTCTTAACCATTTTCCGTGGTCATCACCATGCATACTATACAAGTGACTAAATGCATCATTTTTAGTGTAGTCATGTCTAATAGCATCGGTGGCAGTTTGTAGCATGTTTGAATCTGGCCAATCAATACTATCAAGTGGCATTGTTCTTACTTCATTTAATTCGTCTTTATAATAACCTTCGCCTTGTTTTATTAAACTTGCTAAGTCTTCACCTGGGTGTGCATCAATCCAATGCATTATATCAGCAATGATATCGCCTGGAGCATCAGCCCCCATTTTTACTAAAATATTGTCAATGTTTTTTACACTTTCGTCTCTGCCTCTAGCAACACTACCACCTTTTTCTTCTGTCTTCATGCCAGTATAGTCATTGTCAAGTTTTTGAAAGTCTTCATAAGAAATATACATGTCAGTGTCAGGGTCATAGTATGAACCTTCTTTTGGATCATAGTAAACTACTTTACCACTTAGTGTAGAGAAAGGACCTTCTAGTCCATCACGTGCTTGATACTTTTCTTTATCCATTGCTGGAAGAACTTTGTAACCTTCGTCTACTTGTTGACCGTCCATGTAATCTGCGACATTTTGTAAGTAGTCTTCTGCCATAGTTAATTTAGATGCAACCCAACCTTCAAGACCGTCTTGTTCTGATAAATCTTTAATATGTTTTGCTATTCTTACTGAACTTTTAACAGATGATAATAATTGTGATTTTGCCATACTGACTTCATGGTCTGTATGATTTGCATCTTCCATATCGTGTTCTATTACTTTCATAGCATTTTCAACGATATTCTTCCATTTTTTTACATTTGACATAACGAATTCCTTTAATAAAACCTTGACTTTTGGTTTATATTGTAATATAATGTATTTATCATTATTGTAAAGGAAGTAGACAGGTTATGACACACGAATTTAAATTTAAGTTTAGCACACGTGAACAATTCTATGGTATTGTTAGACTGCTTAATGCTGAATGTGGAAAAGGTAACTGGACTATTAAAGGTAAAGTACTTAAAGGATTGAAACGAATTGAGACTACATGGGGTGGTTGGGGTACGTCCTCACATAATACTGCGTATACTCCATATATAGAAAAAACTGTAGTCGTGCCTGAGAAGTACAAACATGTAGAATCTATGCTACTTTTCATATACAAAGATGAACGAATTAAATCTAATGACTAAGACTTTACTTACAATAGAAAAAGCACTACATAGTAGACTGAAAGCGGAAGATATATCTCCCGTTAGTGTACAAGTATTCCCATCATGGGAAGAGGGCTTTAAAGGACACAAAAGAAAAAGAGGTGTCTATGTTATTTTTGATGAAGAAGAAATGATTTATGTAGGGAAGGGCTTTTTCTCTGCACGTAATAAAAGTCATTATGACAAAGCAACAAATAAAGCAAATTATAATCCAAAAGGCTGGATATGGTTTAAAGAAAATTATAATTATAGTATTGACAACTGGCACCTATTTCTGATAGAATTGAGTAGTGAAATAGATATAACTTTTATGGAAGGCGCATTGATTAAAGATTTGCGTCCAATCGCAAACGATGAGGTATACATTGACAGGTAAAGTTGGGTTTGCATGTAAATTCATGCATGAAAATCAAAGTCTCAAACCTAAAGAGTTGAAGGAGATTCAACAGCCACTAAACTTTCGTGGTACAACTATTAGATGGTTACGAGAACATAAGGAACAATCACAAGAAAAAGTTTACGAACTTGTAGAACATAACTTGAATGCTACAGAAAATCTTATTGACTACGTAAGCACACTTCCATTGGAGCAACGTATGTTGCGACTAGGTAGTGATATGTTACCTGCATATACAGAAGTTAATCATCAGCATCTAACAAAAACTAATTATATCACTAATTTGATAGCAGATAGACTAAATACAATTGGTGAGAAGGCTAGGGCAAACAATGTTCGTTTATCTATGCACCCTGGACAATTTACTGTTCTTGCATCAGACAGACCTGATGTTGTAGAAAATAGTATAAAGGAGTTCGAATACCATGCAGATATCATCAGGTGGATGGGCTATGGCAAGTCGTTTCAAGATTTCAAATGCAACGTCCATATATCGGGTAGAAAAGGTCCAGAAGGCATCAAAGCAATCCTCCCAAGATTATCCCAAGAAGCGAGAAACACAATCACAATCGAAAACGAAGAAATGTCGTGGGGTCTCGATTCTTGCTTAGAACTAGAAAAAGATGTAGCACTAGTGCTAGACATACATCATCACTGGATACACAGTGCAGGTGAATACATAGGAATAAACGATGATAGAGTTAAACGAGTTATTGATAGTTGGCGGGGTGTTAGGCCTGCTATGCATTATAGTGTTAGTCGGGAAGATTATATCCCGGAGCATCGACAAGATGTTAGACCAGACTTTCAAAAACTTTTAGAGACTGGACACAAAAAAGCTAAACTACGGGCTCACAGTGACTATATGTGGAATGATGCAGTAAATGAATGGGCAGGTACATTCCGTAAAGATTTCGATATCATGGTAGAAGCCAAATGTAAAAATTTAGCAAGTATTCCTTTTGAGGAGAGTACAAGATGAATAAAGAAAACATTATGAAAGAAATTGAGAAACTAACAGAAATGTTGCATATTTCAGAAATTGAAAAAGTACAACACAAATATTTGGAAGGGATTAGGGAAAAGATAATGGCGTTGAGTACCAAATTAAATAAATGAAATCATTCACAATAGAATTAAAAGTTGGTGATAAAATCGATTTGGGTCGGTTCAAAAACGTGCGGTCCGAAATAAAAGACATTAAACTTGACGACCATGGTCAACCAGTAATCATTACAAGTAAAGGTGAGAAGAAAGCATTAAGTTTTAGACTTAGAAAATTGGATACTAAATGAGACCTACGTTACAACAATTAGTAGAATTAGCAAAAGAATCAAAGATAACAGATCCAATAGACTGGTCAAACTTAAATGTATCAGAAGATACTGTTTATGATATGATTGGTCTTAGTGTTATTGAAATGTTAGATAAAGTAGAAGGTGAGAATGCTGAGATAATTATGTCTGCCTCTATACTTAAACTAACGGTTGAAAACTTTGTATTAAACTTACGTTTACAAGGTAAGGTATGAGCCAAGGGTGTTGCAATGACGTTACTATTACTCAAAAGAACGTAACAGTTGAAATAGAAGATTTTTCATTTATCGTCAGAATTCAATTTTGTAGCAACTGTGGTAGTAAGAAATCTGGAGGAACTGGAATAAGTGATGGCAAAAAAATACGGAATTAAGTTTTATAGTTTAGATGGTGATTCTATTTGGATAACAGAAGATAGTAAATATTGTATGGATTTAAAAATAAGATTATTTGATACAGAAGAAGATGCTGATGAGACGGCAAATTTGTTTCGATTAAAAGGCAAAGAACATATGGTAAAGGTAGTAGAATATGTCACTAAATAATTTGCAAGAACTTATGACTATTACTATGGAAGAATGCGGTGAACTAACTCAAGTATGTAGTAAGATAATGAGAAAGTTTGACAATGTTGATGAAATAACAAGCAAGACACATACTGCACAATCTCAACGTAATAAGATTATCGAAGAAGCAGGCGATGTTTTGTGTATGTTAGAATTATTAGTTGAGAACGGATTAGTTGAGTGGAACGAACTTAAAGACCGTGTACAAGTTAAAAGAAATAAACTAGAGAAGTGGTCTACATTAATAAAGGAATGAAGTAATGTCAACATCGTGGATGTCACCAATAAGAAAACAGTATTTTAAGATTATACAAAATCTTACAAACAATGCAGATATATTCAGTAGAATGTATTCGGAGACCGGTGATAAAGGCGCATTTGAGGCTTACAAAAATTACGTAAAAGAAATAAAAGAAATAAAAGAGTTAATTATAACTAAAGAAAAAGAGGATAATAAGTGATACGTTGGTACGATTACATAGCAAGTTTTTTGATGGCAGACTTTTTATTAGTCCAAATTAAAATTGCACTTATATCTCCTGTATGGTGGCAACAATCATTCGCCGTGTTTTGTGCTTGGGGTTTATACAATCTTTGGATAAACATATATTGCATATGGCGATTAAGACAGGAGAATGAAAGAATATGATATTAATAGTTGGGTGCGGATTTGTAGGGGAAACGGTAGCAAAATCACTTGAAGAAAATGGAACAGTAGTTGTAAGAATTGATCCAAAGCTAAATGATAATAAGATACACGATTATCCAAAGGCTAAAGGTGCAGTGGTGTGTGTTCCTACACCAACAGTAGATGGTAAGTGTGATGATAGCATTATCAGAACTGTATTAGAAGAATTAAAAGATACAAAGGTACTATTAAAATGTACAGTACCACCTGATATGTTAGCAACATATCCAGACAATGTAACATACAATCCTGAGTTTTTAAGAGCAAATACGGCTAAAGAAGATTGGGATAGACAGAAACACTTTATACTTGGTGGGTCTCCGCAAGGTTGTCATTATTGGAGAAACGTATTTTCATATCTCAATGTGTTCTTTTTCGATGTAGATAGAGCAACAGCAAGTATGATAAAATATGTTCACAATTCTTGGTTAGCAACAAAAGTAGCATTTTTTCATGAAATGAAAAATAATCTTGACAATTCCTATAATCATGATAAGATGATAGATATATTAGGCTTATTTGAGAATATAGGACCTAGTCATATGAAGGCACCTAATGAAGATGGTGGACTTGGTTATGGAGGACATTGTTTTCCTAAAGATACTGAGGCATTCTATGATTACTCAAAAAGCGAAATATTAAAAACAGTAATAGAAGTAAACAATAAATTGAGAAAAGAGTAACTATGCCAACACATGCAACAATCGACTTAGAAACATTAAGTACGAAACCTGAGGCAGTACTATTGACTATAGGTGCAATTAAGTTTGACCCTTTTACAAATGATCCGCCTTATAAAGAATTTTACTATAGAGCAAACGTGGATGAACAAACTGCTATGGGCAGACATGTTGAAGATGGAACGTTGCAATGGTGGTCAAGACAGGCTCCCGAAATTGTTGAGGAAGCATTGTCAGATGAAAATAGACATTCAGTAAAAGATATTCTAATTAAATTAAACAAGTATCTTGTTGGGGTAGATAAGATTTGGTGTCAAGGACCAGTGTTTGATATTGCTATTTTAGAAAATTTATATAGACAATTAGGCTTACATTATAATTGGGCATTCTATAACATTAGGGATAGTAGAACATTGTTCAGTCTTATGCCAAGAGATCCTAGAAAAGATATATCTTTTGCCGCCCACAATGCATTAGAAGATTGTAGAATACAAAGTATTTGTGTACAGAAATCACTAAGAAACTTAGGCGTTACTCAGTAACTACCACCTGCCTTGGCCTTTACCTACAATCCAAACAATAAAAACAACAATGACTGATAGTCCTATCGCAAGAGATAAACCTATAATCCATTCTAAGATTTTTTGTTTTTTTTCTTCTGCGGCGTAGACTGCCGCTTTACGTTCACTACGCATTCGTGCTTCTATTCCAACAATTTCTTTCCATGCCGAAGGTCCATAATATAAACTAATATGGGAACGTAATTCTTCACGCATTTCTTTTGCTTTTTGCTGGTGACCCCAAACTTCTAGGGCATTTTGTTCTACTTTACTCGCTCCAAATAGTTTTTTAAACATAGGAGGATTTTCTGCTTGTCGATGTGCAAAGTCTAAATCACTCATTGACGTTGCCCACGTTTGTAGGGTGCCTGCCATATCATGCAAACTTTTGCCTGTTTCTACTGCTGATTTGATGCCGCGATAGGCGGCTGTTGCCATACCAATGGCGGATACTGGATCAATCATATACCTCTCCTCATATGAAGTGCCTATATCTTTATTTATAAAAAACTTGACAAATCCTTTACTTTATGTTAAAGTAGTTCTTACAAATCAGGAGTGTATAGTATGACAATGCATTTAGTAGGTCCGTATATGACCACCAATAGTTATAAGAAGAAAAAACGCAGTAAGATTACGGCTGGTAAAATGAAACAATTTGAGATTGATTTACGTGCATATAATAAAAATATGAAACGTGTCGGCAGTCATAATCTTCAAATGACTATGGATGAGTATATTGATTATCGACAAGGCTATTATAAGCCTAAGTCAGAACCACGTGCAGTACAAACACCGTGGCATTACTCAGGTGCTAATATACGTGAGACAGAGCATGTTGCTAGTCTATCTTCTGATTCAGGTATTGGTACTGCAACAAAGAAACCTGCGATGCAGTATTCAGGTGAACGTAAACTTGTAGGTATCGCAATGATGCATAAATCTAATCTTGTTCCTGTATTTGCAGATGAAGATGATAAGACAGGTCAGAAACAGGCTACAGAAATTGCACAGATGAGGAGAAACTAATGAATAGAAACCAAATATTATTCACAGTAATCATTCTTGTAATGTTGACAGTTGTGTTATCTAGTTGCAGTAACATAGAAGACAACTGCACAGATGATGGCTGTCCTAGTTTTCATGAGTTAAACAATGAATAAAGTTTGGAGTGTAACAATCAATGGACAAAACGATTGTGTTGTAATGACAGGTGAACAAGCAATGGTTATTACACTAAAGTTTTCACCAGATATTCAAATTATTGATATGACAGAAAAACACGGTATGACACCTGAGCATATGCAAAAGGCAGACCGTCAACAACAACTAGAAGAATATGGAAGAGACATGTTTTTTGAAAAATGGGAAGGTGTTGGTGGCTTTAATCATTATGTAAAAGCAGACTGGACTTTCGAAAAATTATTAGCAATGGAGGCAATATGAGTAAAAAACTATCAGCAAAAGGCAGAATTAGAAACATTAAAACTGCCGCAAAAAAGTTTAAAAGAAAATTATCTTTTAAAGCAAAGAAAAAAGCGGGTCAATAATGCGACATTCACTCAACACAAAAATTCATGGTATAGGTGTAGATATCGTTGAAGTAAAACGAATGAAAGATGCTATAGATAAACATGGCGATAAGTTTGCTATGAGAATTTTAAGCAAGTTAGAGCATGATAATTATATTGTGTCTCCAAATAAAGCACAGTATCTTGCAAAGTGTTGGGCGGTAAAAGAAGCCTTTGTAAAAGCAATAGGTACAGGCTTTAAAGGAAACTTTCTTTGGAAGAATATAACATATTTTTCTCCTGCAGGAAGTTTAGGATTAGGTCATCCTCAAGTTAGATATAGTGATGAAATCAAAAATGATTCATTAATGAATGGAAAAACTGTTCATCTAAGTGTAAGCGATGAACAATCAATAGTAATTGCGTATGTAACTATAGAGGCAAGAACATGACAGACAATATAATACAATTAAGCAAATATAAAAAAGACTTATGGGAACCACCTAGTACAGTGGAAGATGAAGTTGAAGAAATTACAATAGAATTCATTCAACAAGCTATCGAACTACTAAATGAATATGGTATGGATCCATATGATACAAGTCTTGGAAATGAAATGGTTGCGGTATCAATGTTGTTTAGAGCAATGCTTGACAGACAATACGGTAGAGAGAATCATTTACAAACTATGTTAGATGTAATGACTAAAGATATGAAAACAACAGGAGAGGGTAAAGATGATGAATAATACTATTATGGGATTTAAGGTACAACAAACTGATAAATATGCAAGTCAAAATAATAAAAGTGAGAATAAAAATAATATGGACTTAATAAGTGCAAAAGGCAGAGACGATTTATACAGGAAGATTTTAGAAACACAAGATAAGAGACCTGAAATTACTGACCGTATTCAAGCCGCAAGACTACAAGGTGGCTTAGAAGAAAATGAGGAACTTTTGGTTGCATTGGAAGATATGCAACGAGTAGATATGGAAGTTCATAGATTACAACAGATGCTTGAAAAAGTTACTGTAATGGATCCACTCCCAAAAGGGAAGTATAAAAAAGTGTGTTTCGGTGCAACTGTAAAGATTGAAAACTGTGATACTGGCAAACAAATACAATATAAGATTGGTGGAGAATTCGACTCAGATCCAAATAATGGCATCATTTCCTTCAAATCTCCTTTAGGAGCCGAGTTAATTGGTTCAGAAAAAGGGGATATTATCGCACTTATGCGACCTGCAGGTGACATAGAGTACGAAGTACTTAGAATTTTTGTACCTTAAAAACTTGACAAATCTGCGAATCATGTTATAGTATATACATAATCAAAAGAAAGAGGCAGTATAAATGTTAAGATTTCTAAAGATGATGGGTAACGGTATTGTTACTTTAATGAATATAACTACCATAGGTGTATTAATGGCGTTCGCCGCCTTAGCTACAGGTACAACAATCATGTCAGATGAAACAAAACATGATGATTCTGTTGAGATAGTTATCCCTGTACAAATAGACCCAACATCACGTATTGATATGGAATATTTCTTAATCGATCCTTATAAATTTAAAGATGAATTTTGTTTAGCACAAAATATCTTTTTTGAATCAAGTGTTGATAACAAAGCAGGAATGGCCGCAGTAGCAGACGTTGTTCTCAATCGTGTAAAACATTCTTACTATCCTAATACTATTTGTGAAGTAGTATATCAAGCTAAAATGAAAGAAAGCTGGAAAACAAAACAGTTTCCTGATTTACAGGATAGTGAACGTAAGTATATTCCAGTTAAACACAGATGTCAATTTAGTTGGTACTGTGATGGTAAATCAGACGATATTCCATTAGGCTCAGAGAATTGGGTTAAAGCACAGATGATTGCTTGGGACATTATGCACAATGATGGACTACGAGGTATCACAGAAGGTGCAACACACTATCATGCTACATATGTTAAGCCACGTTGGGCTAGTCAACATAATATGGACTTAGTTGGTCGAATTGGTCTACACATTTTTTATCGTTGGAACTAAAAAACTCTTGCAATTTTATCTAATCTGATGTATACTAATATCAGTTTAAATGAAAACTAAACACCGAAATGTGATTAAACTAAAACGCAATTTTGTCAACTACAGAAGAGGATTTATGAAGTGGCAAACAAAATTCAACGAGGTCGTAAGCCTCGTAAAATGTCTGCATCGATGGAGGAAGCAGTTAGTCTTCTGAAACCGATGAAAGGTCGTAGTGGGCTGTATGGTTGTTTTAGTAAAAACGACAACGGCGAGTACACTGAGGTAGGTGTATATAATTACTCAACCAAGAAATATGTAATATTTCGAAGTGAGCATGTTGATGGTACAGCCGTCGATGAAATTAGGGAAGTTATCAAGGGGCTTTAGGCCCTTTGATTACTATTAAGGTAGCTAAATGCATATTGAGAATGAAATAAAATTAAACTACGATGATGTTCTAATTAGACCTAAACGTAGTACCTTAGGTTCACGTAAAGCAGTTGATTTAGAACGTGGATTTACTTTCCGTAACTACAAACCATACGTATCACCCGATGTATTACCAGATGGATATCCAGTAGTACAAGAACAATATAGACACTATCGTGGTACACCTATTATGGCAAGTAACATGGACGGTGTTGGGACATTTGAAATGGCAGATGAGTTAGCTGAACAAAATATCATGACTTGCTTAGTTAAAACTTATTCAACTAATCAGCTTGTTAGTTTTTTTGATGGTGATATAGATAGTAAAAGAACAAACTATGTAGCTTATTCAATGGGCATCACTGAAAAAGATGAACAAAAATTTAGATTAGTTTATGAACAAGCACCTGGTATTAAGTATGTTTGTATTGATGTTGCAAACGGATATTCAGAAAGATTTACTGATTTCGTAAGAGAGTTTAGAAGTCACTATCCAAATGTTGTTATAATTGCTGGTAACGTAGTTACTGCGGATCAAACACAAGAATTAATTTTGAATGGGGCAGATGTTGTTAAAGTTGGCATCGGTCCTGGTAGTGTATGCACTACTAGAATACAAACTGGTGTGGGCTATCCTCAACTTTCGGCTGTCATTGAATGTGCAGATGCGGCTCATGGCCTTGGTGGACATATTATTGCTGATGGTGGGTGTAACTGCCCTGGAGATATAGCAAAGGCATTTGCTGGTGGCGCCGATTATGTAATGTTAGGAGGTATGTTAGCAGGACATGATGAAGGTGGTGG